TTGCACTAAAGCAAGCGGAGCTAGGTAAGATTATAGCGGCCAGCTCTAACATAATAGAGGCGGTTAATAATCCTGACTATCAAGAACTGCTTAATACTTCGCTGACTCTACATAGTATAGAGGTTACTAAAGGTATGAAACGGGCAGCACTTAACGCGCTATTAGGTAAGAACAAAGGGCTTAAAGGTAATAAGCAAACTCGTAAACAGCTAAGAGCTTTTAAGAAAGCCATTGAACCTTATACAGACCGGCCTGAAATTAAGAATCTAATAGAGATTATGACAGCTAAAAGCCTAGAGGTTTCTGATAATAACTTAGAGGCTGAGGTTACTAGATGGAAGGGGAGGTAGTATATATACAACTATACTATATACTGCTGACTATAATATATCCCGGCTATAACTATACCGAAGACTTTAAATGCTTCTTTAGAACTCTCCCCCGTAGGGGGAGGTCAGCCGGTGTCGCAGTTAAGTGGCCGACGAGCCGAGCACAGCGTTGTGCTTAGGTGAATAAATAATATCTTATGTGTCGGTTTGATATGTACATGGTATGAAAGGAGTTTGATATGCCTAACATAGATATAGATTACACAGTATTAATCACTGATGAGGGGGAATTCTGTGTAAGGGGCGGGGTATTATATTGTAATAATATCCCTATGCCTTACGTGGATGAACCAGAACAAGAGTTCTATACACTAGTATCGCAGGAGATTGATAACCTGCAAGAGGGTAAAGATACGGGCAGCTATATAGAAGTTCGTAGAATGCAAGTATGGGAGGAAGCATAATGCCATTCGTAGAGTACGGTAAACATGGGATGAAGCGATGGGTTAATACCTATCAGGTTGGTGATGTAATATACGCTAACCATAAGGCTAAGGGCCTTGAAGATATGGAAGGGTCTTGTGTAGAAACTAAGTTAGTTACTACGCAGGGTTACTGGCCGCCAGAGTACGATAAGAATACAGCCTATCGTATAGTGCAATACTTTAAGTGTGCTGTATGTGGTGTAGCTATAGAGGATAAGGAGTTTATAGATGGGTAATTTATACTCACTTCAGTGTGAACTTAATCTAATCGCTGATGGGTTAAAAACTTATGAAGACGTTATAGATTTTAATCATGCTGATGAACATACAAAGTCTATAATGGCACAGCTTTGGGACGTATATGTAGAGCCTCCGTCTCAGTCTTGGTACACATATCAAGGATGTTGGGAAAGTGAGGATGAATTTGCTGCGGATTTAGCAAGTGAAACAGGGTTTCTTGATAGTGATTGGAGTACATACTTTGATTATGACCTGTGGACTAATGACTTATTCATAAGTGACTACACGTCATTAGACTGTAGGCAATGTGGTGACTTAATGATAGTGAGGTATGACTGATGGAAACTAAACGCAAAACAATTAGGATACCTAATACTGGGGCATGGTTGTCTCAGATAGTAATGGATGCCATGGGATACGGAGGTGCTGAATGGCGTAGGTATAAGATGCAAGGTATCATACGGTTGGTAACTCGTGATGGTACTAGCAAGCCTGAAGTATGTAGTAGGGCTAGGGATGAGGACTTATGGGTAATGACCGGGACTACTGTATATATTGGTAGGTCTATAGAGATTGAAGTATTAGGAGAGATTATGGAAGGCACTGCAAAGTGGACAACAGGTAAGGATGAAGACCAAGCTGTTGTTACCACGGCGGAAAGAGATAAACTGCTAAGGGATTATTGGAATCATGCTAGGTATGTTAGTCGTGTACAAGAGTTATCTCGTGAGTCTATTAAGCGTATGCTTGATAAGTCTGAGAAACTAACCGAAGCGATTGTAAATACAGTGTACCCTGCTATTAGGCTTATGGCAGATGGCAGTTGGTACATAGATAAGGAAGGTAACGCTCATGTAGGTTACAATCCACCAAAGACAGCTATGATTATGTATAGTCACAACTGGAAATCTAGTGAGAAGTGGGATGACTTCCGTAAGGCAGAGGTCGCACTGACTGAGGATGTACGGATATACATCCGTAACCATATAGAAGAACTTGCAGATGCTAGAGAGATAGCACACATAGTAAAGTTAATGGCTTAACCCTCTGCCCCGAAGGGGCAGGTCACAGGGTGCCGCAGTTAACCGTGGCTCGGTGGGGTCACAAAGATAAAAATGATTGGTCAACGGAAGGATAATAGAATGGCTAAAAGTTTTGTTGAAGTACCACAAGATGCGGTACGAATTAGAGTCGGTGAGAACACCGAGTTGGTTGCTTGGCAATCAGAGTATAATGGGGAGAAGCAGATTAGCTTCGGCAAATCTACCCAATACAAAGAAGGTGGAGATGTCTACACTAAGATGGCTCCTCCTATCACAGCTTCTACATTCCACATGCTAGTTAACCTAGCTAATGGACACCTCTTTGGTGGTGATGTAGATGCTCACGACGGTGTAGCTATTGAGGCTCCACGTCGGGGTGAACGTTAATAAAGTCTAGCAAGTGGGAGCCTACCACCGTCAGGTTCCCCCTTACTAGTGAGATTCTTAATCTATCTCCTCTCGTCCTAGGTTAGGAGTCTCACTAGTAAGGTCTTGATAGCATATAACGATTGTAGTTTATTAATTTAACAATTATTATTATTAAGACTTTACTATAGTAAGGCTAATAGGAGATGATCTTGACAGCCATAGCTTATTAGACTTACTGCCTCATAAGGGTGGACAAGTAACGTGACTTCCTCACACCCCCAAGTTACTTGTACATCCCTATGAGGTACCATAGTTGCTCCTTATTATGGGACCTCTAACCATGTTGGTGCTAGGTTGGCAGGTAAAAGGTTTAAGCCATTGGCTGAGTATCCTCACCTGTCGGCCTAGTATTATAGTGGTATGTAAAGGCGCGTTTCCTGTCGGGTGGGTTTATAAGCACCCTATAAACAACGTAAGAGATTGGCATAAGCGATTAGTACAGGAAGCCAGTCCGCCTTACTCTATTAGTTACAAGTGGATTCAGTAGTTACTATCCGATGGTAAAATGCCTAGCATGACCTCCGTGGATATGACTAAGGGTGAACTCCTTACCTTTGCTGAAGCGTAGTGCACACTAAGGGCGCTGAGGCTGCTACTGGATCCACTTGTATCTAAAAGAATGGGAGGAAGATACATGCAAATAGGGATTGAAGCACACAATGATATGACTCTAATTGAGATCATACAAGCAGTGGAGGATGGCTTTACTGACGGAGGGGTGGAAATTTCCTTAGAGGAGGAAGTATGTAGACATGACATAGAAGCCATGGCTATACAGATATGGAAAGATATGTACGGAGATTTTGAGATTGATGGTTTATACATCGCAGGTGTAAGGGATAGAGAATAATGACTGACTATGCAACAGTAAGAAACAAGGTAGAGACAGATGATACTTTAGTATTTGCTGCGGGGCATGAGACCTTAGATGATAGACCGCATAAGATTACTAAAGAACAACTGGATGCTATCCCTGACTTCATCCTAAGATGGGATGATTATATACCTGTCGATGCAGTACGAGCATGGATAGAGTACCACCAAGATGGACAGAGTGAGATACATGACCAAGGTTTATTCATAAGTTCTGCTAGTTCAGATGAGTACTTTGCTAAGGTAGTCTATGAGTATGATGAGTCATTAAACAAACTCGATGATGTCTTAGCATTTGCTATTGATTGGGAAGTTGTAGCGCATGAGCTACTTAGGGAGGACTATATTAAGTTGGAATACAACGGTAGTAACTATTACTTTAGGAGTGTTGCATGAGTATGGAAGGATTGACTGACAACGGGGTAGCTCCTGAAGAGGGGAACGTAACGAGGGAAGGCTTACTGCTATACCGATTAGAGGGATACTTAAATAAGCTGAGGTACTCGTTACAACAATTAGAAGATACATTTGAAGGCACTGACCATGAAGGATTGTTCCGTAACATACAGGACATGTCTGAATGGGTAGAAGAAATAAGAAAAGAGATTAAGAATGGCTAACATTACATTAACAGAGAGCACAATAGAAGAGATAGCATCCGCATTAGAGAGACACTTAGCACCAGCTATTGAAGATCCGGGTAATATTATTGATTACGACTACGAAATAAATGTCAGTGGTGAAGGTGATGGGTACAGTAATACAGATGTAGACATAACCTTACGTGTTGATGAGACATCATTGAAGGCTGTGATAAAAGAGATACTAGAAGATGACTTAGGTGAAAACAGCGACGCTTAAGAGGAGGTTGTAATGGGTTGGAGAGCGATGTATCCAAAGTTTTATGTAGAGTTCTTTAACGAGAATGGACATCAAGCTATCATCGAGATGCCAGATCATATCATCACTGATGCTATAGGAAACTTTGTACAAGATGAGATAGATAATGATGACCTGCTACGTGGTGGTAGGTGGCGCTTACTGTCTGATGAAGAGGCCGAACAATGGGAACGTGACCAAGATGATAAGGCTAACCTTTACGATGATGAGCGCCAGTATGATAATGAAGACTGGAATTGGGAGAAGTAGTATGGGTGTAATACATGACACAAATGATAGGCAACTAGCACTTGCTATCTTTGCAACATTAAATAGAGAAGTAATGGATAGTATAGGACGGCAGGATCCAAAGGCAGATACAGTTAATGAGCTGTTCCAGTATTGGATTCGTCTGTATTATAAACAGACTACACCTACAACGGAGAAGGTATGGAATTATGTCAGAGATTTACCACGAAGATTGTTTAAACACAATCAATAGGTTGAGATGGGAACATGTACGAGATAATAAAAAGACTAGGCAGCCTGTCGATTTGGTAGTAACATCACCCCCTTACAATATGAATCTACGTATACAAAATGGTAAGTATCGTAGCCGCCAGATTACTGAAGAGTTTAGTAATAAGTATGATGGCTTCACAGATAACATGCCGATTGATGAGTACACAAACTTTCATAGCTTAGTACTTGAAAGTCTATTTGGTATCTCTGACCTAATCTTTTATAATGTGGGCATTGTTACTGGCAGTAAACGTGCATGGTTTAAAATAATTGGAGACTTCTCTAAGTATCTAAAGGAGATTATTATCTGGGATAAGGGGAACGGACAGCCCGCTATGCAACAACAAGTATTGAATCGGCGCTCTGAACTTATACTGGTGTTTGATAATGACTATGCTATTAGCAGACAGTTTAGAGATAAGGGTACGTTTGAACGTGGTACGTTGGATGATGTATGGAATATAGGTAGGCCACTACCACATGAGAAGGTAGATAATCATGCTGCACAAATGCCTGAAGCATTAGTAGAAAGAATCCTCTTGAACTTCAGCGAAGAAGGTGATACAATCTATGATCCATTCATGGGTACAGGTACCACTGGTGTTGTAGCTAAGAGGTTGAATAGAAAATTCATAGGCAGTGAGCTAGTAAAAAGCTACTACAATACTGCACAAAAAAGATTGGGTTGATATGAGTACCTTTATAAACAAAGAACGTGCTGAATCTTTCACTAATATACTGAATGACCTTTCTGTAAGAGTGTTCGGTAAAGAACCTTCGGAAGCTATACTAGCTGGTGAATGCCTAGGTTGTGGCATCACTGTAGATTTAGATTCAATGCACATTGCTAGACAAGAACGCTATGGGATATGTGGTATGTGTAGTGACTGCCAAGCCAATTGGTTACCCGCAGAAATCTTTGATTCTCCTCAGAATGAGGAACAGTTGAAGGGACAGTGGGGTGTACCTAAAAGGTTTAAGCAACCACGCTATAAAAAATCACGAGAGAAAATTGTACGTGCTATGAAAAAGAATCATCCGTATAAGCCAATTGAAATTGAAGAACGATCTGGCGTAGCAGGTACTACTATCATGCGGCACCTAAAAGATATGCAACAGCATAGGAAAGTATCACAAATAGAAGTTTTTGGCAAGGTAATGTATGTAAGATTGGTGGGTATAAAAGATGCAATGTCCTAACTGTAAGTCCCGGTCAGTACGTGAAGATGATCCGGGAGAATACATATGTAATATATGTGGTCATATGATATACGATAAGGACACAATGATACGTGTCATGACAGCACTATCAAGCGACATCGTACTAACGGCCACAGAAACACAACGTAGAAGGTTCCCCACTATAGGAGGGCAGAAGTTATGAGTAAGATAGTATATGATAGTGAGTGTATATTCTGTGAGGAAGGCATAGAGAAGGGTGAAGAATCATGGTGTACGGCTGATGGCTATGATGCTCACAAGTTTTGTTGGGAGTCAGCCGCAGATAGTCCAGATGTATGGACAGCGAGACAGATATATGGATAAAGTATGGATAAGTTACGTACCTTTTGAGGAGGTTGAGTATGATATTACTATTCGACCTGCCAAGTCTACACAAGATGATGAGTCCTCCATTAGATACCAAGCTGGTAAATCTAATAGCACTGAGGATGTCATACAAACTAAAGATGGTGCACTACCCTGATACTATTGTAGTGTTTAATACTGAGGATAATCGTGGTGCTTTCTTTCAAGACTGCCACTACACCACCAATGTATTAAACAGTATTAAACGTGCGGGGATATCATTCGATGATGCAGTTATTATGTCAGCTAATCCTGAAGTGCTGGCTTTGAATAACTATGGTGCCACTAGCTATAGACCATCTGAGAACTGGCTAGACCCACAAGAAGTTACTGCCAACAGAGTTAAGCTTGACCTAGGGTATGACCCTAGAGATGTTAGCTTCTTTGCCAAGCAGAAGATTGTGGAGCCTAGCAAGGCAGCTAAGATGAAGGCAGGTCAGACAAGAAAGAAGCGATGGGATTGGGCTGAGAATCCTATGGAAGGAGAGATCAAGTTGAAATCTATCGCAGATAATATACATGTCAAGGTGGGTAGGGAATCATTCTCTAATTATGAGGTGATACAAGACCTCCCTGACTTCTTGACAAAACTATCTAAAGTTGATATAGTAGGGTGGGATACGGAAACTAATGGACTTAGTTGGCAGAACAACCATATCGTAGGAGAATCATTTAGCTTCGACGGTAAGCATGGGTACTACCTGCCAGTATCTCACAATACAGAAGGTGAATATAAGAATGTACCATGGGGTGAGGTGAAGGATAAGCTTCATCCTATGTTGGCTAAGAAAACCTTAGTCGGTGCCAACCTCTCTTTTGATGTGCTGATGGCAGCTGAACATGGACTAGGGTTCCCTACTAATCTATTAGATGTGCAAGGGTTTGCCTATATGTTAGGTATGCATGTACCACAACCTAACAAACTAGGGCTGAAGGCATTGTCGGCTGACATACTCGGTGATGTTATGGAAGAGTTTGGTGCAGTAACAAAGGGGGATACCTTTGATAACATTGACATTGCTCGTGGTGCTCCTTACGCTGCTGATGATGCCGTCAAGTCGTTTAGATTAGGACAAGTATTAGGTAAGCGATTAACTGAGGAGCAACACAAAAGATACACAGAGATAGAGATGCCATTCTTATCAGCATGTATACGCATGTCTTACAATGGTATGTTCTTAAATATGGAGAAGCTAAGTCCTCTGCTCCATGAGTTAGAGGGTCGTGCTGAACTATTAAACAGTAGGATACAGATGTACAATGGCGAAGAGATGAATGTCAATAGCCCGGTACAGCTAGGTAAGCTACTGTTCAAGAAGCTAGGGTTACCTACAACAGCACGTACTAAGACAGGGTACTCCACATCAAAGGCAGAGCTTGAACGTATCGAGAACACACATGAAGTGGTTGGTATTATACTAGAGTATAGAGAGTTAGCAAAGTTAATTAACACCTATCTCAAGGGATACCCTGACCACATCGGTACGGACAATCGGATACATTCAAGGCTTAATCCATTCAGAGTAATAACAGGTAGGCTGGCATCAACCGAGCCAAACCTAATGAACATACCGATAAGGACAGACAATGGCAAATCAATCAGAAGGTTATTTGAAGGTGAGGGGGAACACGTACTCTTGTCAGCTGATGCAGCACAACTTGAGTATAGGATTCTTGCACACTACTCTAAAAACCGGACCCTCGTTGACGCTTTCTCTGACGAGACAAGAGATGTCCACAAAGAAATGGCATCGCTTATCTTTGAAGTTCCTGTTAGTGAGATTACCGGAGACCAAAGAAGTGCAGCTAAAAATATCGTATACGCCGTTATCTACGGGGCCTCTCCCATAAAGATATCGATGATGTTGAATAGACCAGTGGATTATGCAGCCAATGTACTTAACAAGATTGCATCGAACATACCAGAGATTGAACGATTACGTACAGCAGTTATTACTGATGCTCGCAAGTATGGGTATGTTGAATCACTTGGAGGTCACAGGTCATACATACACGGCATCAATTCATACAATAGTTCTGAACGTGGCGCAGCAGAACGGTCAGCATTTGATTCCCTCTTCCAAGGAACAGCAAGTGGTGACATCACAAAGATAGCAACCAACAAGATACAAGAATTACTTGACAAAATATATCCGGATAAGTTTAATCCCGGTATAAAGTTGGTGCAACAAATACACGATGAAGTATTACTGGAGGGAGATGAACAAGAACTTACAAGTATAGCACCGGAGGTACTGTTAGCATTTGAAGATGCAATGTCATTAGACGTACCGCTTGTTGCAGAGTACTCGATAGGAAAAAACTGGGGCGATATACACTAGAAAGGAATTAGTATGGCTCACTTAGTAGAAGAAGGTTCTGCGGTATACGCAGAGAAACCAGCGTGGCATGGAGTAGGTATAACAGTACCTGAGAACTTCACCACTGAACAGGCATTGAAGTTAGGGAACTTTGATTATAAAGTATCTAAGTCTCCTCTCTTTATTAAAGATGGATGGCGTGATGTACCTGTACCAAATCAGGTAGCAGTTGTACGAGAAGATACACAACAGATTCTCGGTATCACATCTGATAAGTATGAACCGTTTCAAAACATAGAGGCAATCAACTGGGCAGATAGTCTGCTACAAGATGGTATTGCTCGTTGGGAATCAATGATGGTTCTTGATGGTGGTAAGAAGTTTGCCGGGCTTATGAAGCTTGAGGAAGATATGCGAGTTGGTGATGAAGATTACTGGCAGTACTTCCTTATCTCAACGGGACATGATGGTAAGTATGCTATCCACCTGCTCCCAACAAATGTTCGGGTAGTGTGCTATAATACACTTACCGCTGCAACACAGAGCAGATACTGGACACAGAGTAAAGCATCCTTTAAGGTACGCCACAATACTAACATGCGTACCAACCTTGAAATTGCACGGGAATCAGTACTAATAACTACTGCGGCAAACAGACGTATGAAAGAGTGGCTAGAGAAAGCTATGCTCGTTAACTTAGCAGCCTCTAGAGAGAAGGATATTCTCAACCACTTATTCGGTGACCCTACAGGGGATGACATGACTAGCTGGCAAAAGAATCAGCGTAACATCTTTGTTACTCAGTTCCTTGATGAGGAATATGATCGTAACGGAGAGACCGCATACTCATTCTTACAGGCTGCTTCAGGTTATGCTGACCACGGTATCCCGTTTAACAAGCGTGAGTCTGCTACCGTTAGAACACAGAGTGAACGTAGGTTTGCATCTGCTATGGTAGGTGGTCGTGGGGAACAGATAAAGAAAAAGACATTCGCAGCACTAGACGCATTAGGAGTTGGTAGTTGAGCATACTAGATGAGATTGAAGAGATAGCAAAGAAAGAGTTTGATTCATGGACACAAGACATGTATATGAATGCTGTTCTAAGGTTAATAACTCTTGAGCTATTTATTAGAATGCAGCAAACAGAAGATGGAACACTCCGTCATATCTGGTTGACTAGTTCCAATCATCCTCTATTACTTAACATCTTTAATCAGACAGAACACGTACCGTTTTCAGATGAACTGCTTGACGCAATAACAAAGGCGTACTCTAAGCTTTTAGGTTTAGATGACATGGAAGTTGCAGCATTAATACAATCAATAATAACACCTGAAGATATGGAAGGAGACTTGGAATATTAGTAGCATCAACCCCAAGAGAATACGGGTTAGATGAGAATGAATGGTATCCTAATCAGCAAGACTTAGCTCAAAAGATTTTGGACTGGTATGAAACTGATAAACGATTCCTTGTTCTCGTCGCCCCAACAGGTACTGGCAAATCTCTATTGTCAGTGGTAGCACAACGAGCGTTAGAGAAACGTACTCATGTTGTGGTATCTACACTTAGGTTGCAGGATCAACTACGTTCCTCCTTTTCCTTTGCACCTGTGCTAAAAGGTAGAGATAATTATGAGTGTCTTATTGCAGATGTGGCTGTAACACAAGCACCCTGTCAAGTAGGGTTTCAATGTGCAGTCAAATCATCATGTGATTACTTCATAGATAGGGAGAGTGCATACGTTTCAGACTTTGCAATCTTTAATTACCCTCTGTATATGTACACGTCAGAGTTCTCAACAACATTCAAACAGCCTGAACTGCTGTTTTGTGATGAGGCACACTTAGCTAACTTAGAGTTAGAGAAGCATGTGTCTGCTGAGATATCTGACCGGGATATAGGCTCAATGTCATGGCGTAGACCACGTAATCTTACGGTGGAAGGTATGTCAGACTGGGCTGCAGAAAATATGCCAGAGATAGAAGAAGAGCTACAACGTGCTCGATTATGGATTTATGGTATAACTGGTGGGGCTGCTGGAGATAGAATCAAAGGTAGTACAACCGATTATAAACGAGCCATGTCGAGATACGGTAAGTATCAGAGGCTTGCTCGTAACCTGACCTTGATGATACGAGCCGGTGTAGATTTAGAAAATGGCAAGCCGTGGGTATTTGATAAGATTGGTTCTGTGTATAAGTTGCGGCCTGTATTCGTAAGGGACTACACAAACTATCTCTTCGGAGATGTACCCAAGGTAGTACTAATGACCGCTACTATGAATCACGATGATATTGATAGACTCGGTATAGAGGACTATGATATAATAGAGACAGAGAGTGTCTATGAAGTGAGACGTAGACCTGTTTATTACAGGCCAGTGGGCAGAATGTCTACTAAGTCTGAGTCTGGTTTAATGCCAGCCATGATAGATGAAATTGATACTATCATTGGTGCGCACATGGCTAGACAACACAAAGGAATTATTCACACTGTAAGTTATGCTCGAGCCGAGTTGATTAGAAACAATTCTAAATACAGACGACTCATGATGACACATAGTGCGAGTAATAAAAATGAAATTATTCGGGAATTCAAAGAATCGGAGGAGGCTAGTATACTTTTATCGCCCTCTATCTTAGAAGGCGAAGACTTCCCGCATGATGAATGTCGTTACGTCATTATGCCCAAGGTACCTTACCTGTCTCTTGGGGATAAAGTAGTACGAGAACGGCTCTCTGAAGACCCTGATTGGTACACATGGAAAGCAATTTCAGATATCATTCAAGGCTCAGGAAGAGGTATGAGGAATGAGAAAGACTTTTGTTCTATCTATATCCTTGACGCAATGTTTGAGGACATAGCTAGGAAACATAAGGCTGACATTCCGCAGTGGTTTCTTGAAGCCATCAAGTACCTAGAAATAGATTTGTAAATAGATAAGGAAATATATATAATGGCTACAGAAGAAATTGAGGTGTTGGAATTGGGTGAAGATCTTCTTGACGCAAACAACGTCTCTGACCGAACGGTCATCTTAGCAGAAATTGCAGGGGAACCTGTGTTTCAAAAGCGAACGATCACTTACAACGACAAGGAAACTGGTGAAGAGCGTTCATTCCCTAAAGTGGAATTGAAATGGTCTTACCGCCAGATACACCCTGAAGTTTCGAGTCCTGATCGTGACATATACATCAACATTAGTCGAGCGCAAGCTGAAGCGTTGGAAGCAGGTAAGTCTCCATCCATGCATGCCAAGACTGATCTTGGTAGGATAACCAGACAGTGTTCAGACGCTGGATTGCCGAACCCCGGTAGTTCTGACCTAGTTGGTAAAGTCCTAGTACTTGCATCGTACACTGAGGAATTCCGTGGTCGTACTGAGCGCAAGTATGATGTGCTAGCAACTGTTGGAAGTGCAGAAGACTTTGACCTTGAGCGTGGCATTGCCATTGTTCAAGACGAAGCTCTTGCATCAAAGCAGCAAGTATCAGCTAGCTACTAGCGAATAACTCCTCCGATTAGGGGGTTGCCAAATGTCTGCAGATATGTTATAATTATGTGTAGACATATTGGTGACCTCTTTGGAAGTTATCAAGGATTATTGAGTCTCATACTTACATGATTCCCCAATCATATGAGACAACATTTAAGGTGACGCGAAGGGGGAACTCGCTGAATAAGTCCTTACGTGCCTAGCACATTCTTGATAGTTTCCAAAGAAGTCATCAATAGGATCAAATATGAAAACATTATCATACAGTGGCTTATCACTCTTCTCAGAATGTCCAGAACGATTTCGACGAGAGAAGATGTCGGATTTGGAACTGGACTACCAAGTCACACAGAATACTGTGCGTGGAACAATCATCCACAAGTTCATGGAAGACGTTATCAATATATACATCAAGTCTGGAAACTGGCTTGATCAAGATATTGCTATTGAACATATGGAAACAATCTGGAACGAAGGCTTTGATAACGATAACGGTGTTAACGTATTAGACACCTGTCCGTGGAACAGTGATTTTCTAGAGAAGTCCATAGAAGATTCAAAGCTACTCGTACCCCAGATGTACGATGAGATATTCCCCTACCTAAGTAACCCTATAGCAACTGAACAACATCTTGAGATGAACATCAACAAGAAGTGGAAGCTTCATGGGTACCTTGATTATATGGGGGAACCCGCTACAATAATAGACTGGAAGACTAAGACAAGCCCAATGAATGAACGGTGGCTTGACCAAGACTTACAGGCTACAGTATATGCTGCGCTTAGTGCATGGGAGAAAGTGTCCGTTCACTTTGTACAGTTTATATTCTTAAAAACAAAAGGCCCACGTATTGTGTGGTCAACAACGAATAGAGATAGGAGGCATACTGATTGGTTATTAAATGACATGATACCACAAGTCATTCGGTCACTAGATGAGAAGATTACTCCTCCTACTCCCGGATGGTGGTGTGGCAACTGTCCATTACCGTGTGATGCATTACCAAATGTGTCAGTGAATGTAGAAAGTTTAACGTATGTATAAAGAAACAATATTAATAGTAGGTCCAGATAGTTCCGGCAAGTCATCATCACTGTTGGATATTGCAGACAAGCATCCAGATTCTAAGATCTTTATGATAGATCTAGAAAACAAACTAGGCAAGTTACTTGATGGTTTGTACCCTGACCTTGAGATTGAGGTCGAACCGTGCTTGAACTGGGATCAGTTAGCTGATGCTTTCAACAAAGCAAAGCAGACACTAAAGGCTGGTGACTGGCTCATGATAGATGGGTTGGATAAAGCATGGGACCTAGTACAAGCAGATTATGAAATGAAAGTCAACGGTATCACACTCTCTAATAGAGTGGAGGAACTACGACTAGGTACGTCAGCTCCGGGTATTGACAAGTGGGGTTGGTGTAAAACAAAGCACAACAAAGATTTCTTAGATGTAGCTACGGGCCGTGCACCGTTTCATGTAGCTGCTACAGCATGGGCACATCCAGTAGATATAGAGGGTGTAGGTGCTGACAAAGATATAACAGTACGTGAGACCACAGCTATGTGGAAGCAAGCAGGGTTTAAACCCGGCGGAGAGAAACGTAATACTCAACGCTTCGATACTGTGTTCGCACTGAATCTAAAGATGGCTCCGGTTAGTTACCAGATAGCCACAATGAAAGACAAGGTACGTCCGTACCTAGGCAACAACAAGTCTAGTCTTTGGTCTACGTTCGACATTGAACAAGGACTATGGGATACTTATGTACAGGCTTGTGAAGATGTAAAGGCAAGTGGAGGGCGAGTTATACTACCCGCATAAGTAATGCTTACAATCGACTCAAGAGAGCAGGGGTCTATAGACATTGTTCGAGAAGCTTTCAAGGCTTCTAAGATCCCTGTCTCTGTCGAGAAGCTTGAGTATGGTGACTATCGTATGGACATCACTCAAGACAACGGTAATAAGCGTACTATCCTTGTCGAAAGAAAAACTCCTACAGACTTCATCTCGTCAACAAATCCCACTATGAGAGATCCCGGTAGTAAGATAGCTAGACAACTAAATGGTTGTCTTCAGTCTGATGCGGATGTCGTAGTGTTGTTGGTGGATGGTTACTATCAGTGGATGAAGGGCGGTAAGATTAAGACTAAGAAGATTAATCTACAGCACTCACCAGATGCATTTGTATCTAAGCTACGCACGATACAGTCCCATGCAGTACGAGTGGAGTACAATCCTAGTGATTGGTACCTGCCCTTTCATCTGCTTAGTCTGTACAAGTATGAAACTAGAAGTGAGCACAGCACACTGGCGTTGTCTCCTAAACCGTTTGCCGTTCCCCCTAGGTCACAATCTAAGTGGACAGTTCTTATGGGTATGAGAGGAGTAGGGCCGAAGATGGCACAGTTGCTCCTAAGTGAATTTGGTAGTATAAAGAATCTTGCCAATGCAGAGAAGACAGAACTGACACAAGTTAAAGGCGTGGGAGAGAAAACAGCGGAAGAAATATTATGGTATCTCAATTAATAGTAGAAGATGAGACAGGACAGAAGTGGGTGCTAGATCCAACTGATCCTGTATATGAATTAGTAGAAGGATTGCCTGTGGCATTTATCAAAATACCTAGGGCATTGCTCGTAGAGTTACATGAAAGTCAAACAGAGAATACATCCATACTAGACCAGAAAGATGTACTAAACGATAGCAAAGTAGGAGAAGTGATTAAGACACAGGTGTACAATCACTTAACAAAGAATGTCAGAAACCCGAACAATCAAACCAGACGATTACCTTCCGAGTTCCTCCTTCATGTGGAAGGACGGGACGAAGGATCAGTACACTCACCCACCTCTGATGGAGATATCACGTCCTCCTGAAGTAGAAACCAAAGATGGCTTACATGATATAGTATTTGTTCTCTTTGGAGATATAGACTTCTCTATACAAATTATAAATATAGATGCATTCATGGGATTTTTGATACATCATATATCCAAGATGCCTCTGTTCAGTGTCAACATAACTACTACATATGCTAGGTTATACAAGCACCAAGAAGATACAGGACATGATCATATATTAGCGTTTAGTCCTAATCAAGATTTAGGTAACTCGTATATAATGTACTCTTCTAATGATCTTGAAGAAGTAAAAGAAGAGTTTGAAAGAAACATACGCCTTATAGAGAAAGGATTACTTGAACGATTAATAGTAGAAGACAACCCAGTGTTTAAATTTGAGGAGAAGCCAAAATTCTTAATATCAAAGACTACGTTTTATGGAGATCATCCAGAGGAACCAAGCCAAGACTTGATGGACCATCGGAGTTAGGTGTCACTAAAGCAGAATGGAAAGCGTTTATAGACTTATCTAATTTTATTGTAGATAAGATGGGACTGGAACCGCAATGGGTAATCAATATAATATTACCTTCTAAACCAGAGAAAGATAAAAGAATAGATGCAACAACATCATGGATACCACACTATAGAGAAGCAACAATAATAATTAAGCAAGACCTTGTAACAAACCTAGATAGATTTACCAAGACACTTATACACGAGCTAATACATGTACGAATGGCAGATATACACGACTGGATTATAGAACAAACACCATCAGGTAGACGAGAAGATGCTGTGAATATTATTGAGCAGACCGTTAGTGAAGTATCAAACCTGTACACTAATGAGTTCTTGAAGGTGTATGCTGATGAACTAGACAAGTTCGCAACACCTACGAAATAACTACGAAACATCCCCGAAACAATTATATGTTATAATTAGAATAATCAGTATTTCCCACTGAATTCTCATCCCATTTTTCTACGCCAAGGAGGGCGCAATGACCGTTTTCGCTTTAAACCAACAATTCCTAGACACATACAAAGATAAACAACCTGAGTTTGGTTGGAATGGTTTAGGTGAAGTAGTCTTCTTACGTACCTACTCACGATCAGATAACCCTAAGACACAGGGTTTAGAGAAGTGGCATGATGTATGTGAGCGTGTCATCAATGGCATGTATCAGATACAACAAGATCATATGACTAAAGAGTCATGGGATTCTGATAAGGCACAGCGTTCAGCACAAGAAGCGTTCGACCTTATGTTCAGGATGAAGTGGTCACCTCCGGGCCGTGGCTTATGGATGATGGGTACTGACTTTGTAATGAACAGAGGAGTATCTGAGTGCCTACAAAACTGTGCGTTCATTTCATCTAAGCACATCTACAAAGAAAAAGGATCATTCTTCTCATGGATAATGCACATGAGTATGCTCGGTGTAGGTGTGGGCTTTGATACTGAGGGTAAAGATATCCTTACAATTAACAAACCAGAAAAGACTAGGGCTATTATAACAATTCCTGATACAAGAGAAGGATGGGTCAAGTCAGTTGAGCTACTCATAAACTCGTATCTCATGCCGGAGCGTATGGCTACAATCGAATTTGATTACAAAGATATACGACCAAAGGGGGAACCGATTAATGGATTTGGTGGTATTGCTAGTGGGCCTGACCCTCTACGCCAGCTGCATCGTAGTATCCGAGAGGTACTAAACAATAAGATTGGTGAGAAGCTAGGCACCAGAGAGATAGTAGACTTAGCAAACATGATAGGTCGCTGCGTTATTGCAGGGAATGTTCGACGTTCTGCTGAGATAGCATTTGGTCAAGAGGATGATGAGACATTCATAGACCTAAAGGATTACAACAAGTACCCTGAGCGTATAGATTATGGGTGGGCATCTAACAACAGCGTGTTCATAACACCTGAGTCGGACGTTAGCAAATTAGCTGAACGCACATGGCACAATGGTGAGCCGGGATTTGCTTGGTTAGATAACGTACATAACTATGGACGAATGAATGGTATAATAGATACAACGGATGAACATGCACTAGGCTTTAACCCATGTGGTGAACAGCCTTTAGGACACAAAGAAATGTGTACGCTTGTTGAAATCTACTTGCCGCATATCAAAAGCAAGGAAGAGTTCAGAAGAGTTATCAAGTTCGCTTACTTATATGGTAAGACTGTCACTCTCGCCTCCTCTAACATAGAGGATGGAACATCCAGAGAGATTATGGCAAACAACAGACGTATTGGTTTGTCCCTTACTGGTATCACACAGTTCGTAGGTAAGCATGGTAACGAAGTACTTAAGGATTGGATGGACCATGGATATCATTGGAGTGGTGACTATGATCGAATCTATTCCCAGTGGTTTGATGTACCTACGAGTATACGCAGGACATCTGTTAAGCCGAGTGGTACGGTATCTCTCGTAGCCGGTGTAACTCCCGGTATTCACTACAATGTAGAGGGACGATTCCATATCAGACGTGTCACATTAGCTGACAATAGCCCCCTTGTAGAGCCACTACAGGCTGCAGGATACCACGTAGAACCTGCTGTGATTGACCCTGATAACTCCGTAATAGTAGAATTCCCTGTAGATGCAGGTGTAGGTGTACGCTCTGAAGCAGATGTAGAACCTATGGAACACCTAGAGTTGATAGCTGACGTAGCTAGATTCTGGGCAGACAATGCAGTGAGTGCTACTGTTAAGTTCGACAAAGAAGAATACGGACCTGAACAACTAACAGAGATGATTAACTGGAGTAAGGATAAGGTAAAGGATATAGCGTTCCTACCCCTTAGTCCTACTGGTGCATACCAACAGGCTCCATACGAGAGTATTACCGAAGAGGAGTACAACGCTAAGAAACAAAACCTACAACCATTGGTACTATCAGCTATTGGTGATGGCGATAAGCAAGCGGACCTATACTGTGATGGAGATGCTTGTGAAATATAGGGGGTGATCCATATCTAATGTTAGTAAAAGATTATGAAAAACTTTTGGCGGGGAAACCAAAAGAAATGACGTTTGGCACATGGGCCAAGCTGATGAATAGAAAGGCATTGTATGAGCGTAGGAGACCAATCAACCACCCATTTATCTGATATAGAGAATAGGATTAGAGCCTGTCGCCAGTGTGGATTACACAACAATAGGACATTTGGCGTAGCAGGTGAAGGCCCTGTAAACGCTGATATAGTAATTATAGGAGAAGCTCCCGGTGATCAAGAGAACCGCACAGGTAAACCGTTCATTGGTTATTCGGGGCAACTCCTTACAAAGATACTGCAAGATGCAGGATACTCCAGAGCAGATACATATATAACAAACATGGTGAAGTGTTGGGTAGGTGATGGCAACCCTGACCCCAAGCAGCACGAGATAGATGCATGTGCACCATGGCTCGATCAACAATTAAAACTTATTAAACCAAAGGGTGTGATTACTTTCGGTAGGTTCTCTACCAACAAGTTTATTGACTTTCCAAACAAGGGCGGAATAGGAAAAATACAAGGGCATATACGTCGGGGGTGGTGGGACTCCACACATCCAACATATATTATGCCCCTATATCACCCTGCTTATCTAGCAAGGTCTCGTGACGAAATACCTAATACAATGGAACATCTAGTTAAATTCAGACAACTTATTGATGATTTGATTTGGTAGCTAGGCCAGATTGTTTTCCGGCGCTGACTCATTCCATAACTTATCATCATAGAATTCCAGCTGCTTTTCTAGCTGTGCAATCTTCTCATCTTTTTGTTTAATCGTCTGCTCTAAGATACGACACTGTATGCCTAGCTCACCATAAGCTAGTATCAATTCGTCAGGTGATATCTCAAGTTGGTTCATGCTACTTTAATAGGTTTCCTGACTTGTCACCTGAGTGCTGTGCTACGTAAGTCTTTACAACTGACAGTACGGCTGCAACACCTGCAGCTGCCCCTGCTTTCATAGGCTCAACATCCATACCAACCATAGGGCCAGCAGCAACGATACCTAGAAAAGCCTGAGCAAATGTCATCACACAGCGTTCTCCTAAATCCTGCAATTTTTCTTTCTCAAACATTTGTACCTCCTACAGTACTATATCCATATCAACAGACGCATCTTCCGTCTTGATATCTATTTTAATTCCGCCTAATGCGGCGGGGGACATCATACCCTTCTCAACATATGTGGAAGAATTTTCCATGTATCCCTTCAACCAACTTCCTGTACACGCTAGGATAACATCCTTGTGTGCCAGCCTCTTTGCACTACTTGCATACAGCTTTTGTACCTTCGTCGCTATCTTCTTATGGTGGTGACCTATGAGATATATGTCTGCGTCAAAAGAATGTAGCATCTTTTCCAACTGAGTAATTGGCCCGGCAATAGACGAACCTCCACCTCTACCGTGGTGTAACCATATAGAGCATGATGGGGTTGCGTTCTTAATGCGTGGGAATTTCATGGTAACAATACCTGAAGTACCTAGGAATTCACATCCTAGATAGTTAGCCAATTCCTCATCTGTAGTCGTACCATCTTCGTACTCCCAATAGTGATGACCCTCAACAAGACCTAACCATTTTCCTTGTGTGGGTTTCAGAATGTCCTTAACTGTATTGAGGAACTCCGTTGACTTCATATCCAACGCTTGTTGAATAGTGTCGTAAAGGTTCCCCCTCTTTACTTCAGCAACGATACTGTTTCTATTTGATGGACTGCCCAAGTCAATGTAATCCCCAGTACCTATAAACTTTGGATTCTTATGCGACATTGCATAATCTATCCATCGTTGGAATCCATTGATATCACAAGCGGGTGGCCCATACTGTACGTCCCCTATTGGGAACAGCTGAACATCACTGTCAGCTTTCAAAGTCACGAGTTTCATGATATAATTATACCATAGATAAAAAATAATTTCAAGGAGCTGGATGCTAAAAGTTGAGTATCTTGATATTGTTGAAGGACCATGTACCTTTTGTGGTATAGAGCCGGTTGACGGTTCAATCCGTATCTCCAGAGATGAATCAGAGTTCTACACTAGCATCTGTTCCGAAGAGTGTATGGATCTTTTTGTTAGACTATCTGACAATGACAAGGTACCAGTAGACTGGAGAGGGTCATACTATGATGCATATATTGAAAAAGATAACAAGATTACTCTCGGCGCAATCAAGGACGATTAAAAGGCCCTATGTGACTGGACCCATTCTTCTAGTATGTCTAGTCGTTCTTTTATACTGGCAAGTTCATCGGAACTTACAGATGGTTGAGAGCTACTTGAACCCCCACCCCCGTTAATCCTACTAAGTAAATCTTCTCTACTCCATTGAGGACCGGGATCATTAGCACGACTAACAGCATCCGTTTCAAAGTGTCCGATAACTGTCTGGTCATTAGCCTCTAAGCCTAGTTCCCCCAGTATCCACTTATGTACCTTAGCTGATGCATCCATCATAGCTTCAGGCCAACTACCATCATAAATATAATCATAACCGTAGCCGGGATCTACACTGAATCCTTCATGCTCTATACCCACAGTATACTTATTCGGGTTACCACCGGGAAATGACTTCCACGATTCTTTAGCAGTACGACCAGCATGCCAAGCAGGAGAGTATATACTCACTGTCTGAGTAATGTTTCCTTCCCTGTCAATAATGAAGTGCGCTGATTTCTGTACGCTATTATTCGTAGCCCAATCAATCATAGTTCTTGCATACCCCTGCATGATGTGGTTAATAACTGCTATAGGTTTCATGGTTTCGGGGGGAACATCGGTGTAACCGTACATAGTAGTGCCTATGTGGTCGATGTCAGGCATCCAGCCTTTTGAACCCTTGTATTGATTGTATGTCATGATAGCCTCCTAGCTATATTCTACCTTCTAGTATAACATTTAATTTGTTTTCTAGAAACTCATCACTAATGTATATTTCGCTTTCCCAAATTTCATAGTACAAGTACCCTTCACGTCTAACAGCCATCTCACGCTCTAGGTCAGCGGCCTTCTCGTAAGCCTGATGCCAATAATCACCCAGTATTTCAATTACTAAGTATGGCAGCTTATCCGTTATTAGAAAGTCAAGAACAAAACCACCGATATAGTTACGCCCACCACCTTCTGTTCTCTGGAAGATAAAATTATGGGAGCCTTGCATCATTTGACTAAGCTTTTTATACATAATTCGCTCAGGTAATGTAGCATAAAAACCCTGTGATGCTCTTCCTTCTAACTCCTCTGGTCCAAATACAGGTTTAGGTCTACGACGGTCTCTAAGAACTGTCTCTGTATTACTTTTAATATAAGTTCTAGGAAACTTAGGTAGCTGAGAAGCTTGCCGCTTCCCTCTTAATGGTTTAATACCCTTTAATGGACCCAAACCCATTAGGAAACCTCACGAAGACTCAATGTTATCTCACTATCGAAGGTTGTAGTACTCTCCTTGACCTCTGGGTATCGCAATGATTCAGTCATACCAGTGATATAGACCTGATAACCAGATTGACGAACACTTTCAGAGTTATGTGGTGTACCCAACCATCTACATCGTAGCTGGTCTCCATCGACATAGTCATAGTTTGGAATCTTTAGATTGTTAGGACCATTGTTAGAGAACTCTACAGTGTCAACATAGAAGGGTGCAACTGTATCTGCGTCAGCAGACTTACGAAGAATTCTAAAGGTGTAGTTAGCTGCGGAGGTTACTCCTTCATAGAAAACATAACCACGTACCCATCGAGTGTGGTTCGCTAAGTATATATCTCCAAAATCACCGGATGCAGTCATTGGAGTAAACTCTTTTTCTGCGAGTATAGAACTATCTGAAGTCTTTATTACTTGTAGATACACGTTATCCGTTCCATTTGGTACATAGATATTCGCAGCTGCAAACACGTTATCACTTAGGTCTAAATCAAATGTTCCAATAGACACACCTGCATCTCCAGTTGCAGCATCAGGCACTACTTTCATTGACCTAAAGCCGTGTGCTCTATAGATAGATGTTGTTGATAAGGTTGAACTAATTGCGGAGTACCCAGTAGGAGGAGTTCCTTCTACACCAGTTAAATATTCCATAGATGGATTAGTTACTTTATTTTTAATTTGGTGTAGTTCAGTACCATCGTGGAAGATAATAGGTATCTTCTGGTCACGAAGTGAATACAGATACTGTCTTAATTCAGCTGCACTTTTAGATTCTTGCCTACGCTGTAGGTCAATAAGATTATCATAACATTTAACTGTTACGTTCCAACCATACCGAGACTCAGGACGTACAACAAAATGATACGCCCATGATTTAAGTACTGGTGTAGTGTAGTAAGCAGTACCTCCAGTTGTTGCACGAGTTAACGTAAACTTTAATCTAATTTTCTTAGCATAGATAGATTTGTCTAGATTACCATTATCAGGAAAGGTAAGTTTTTGTAGTGGGCTAGAAATAATTAGGTCAGGATTGGCTGCTGTTATATCTGATTGTTGATGTAGTTCATTCCAAACATCTATATCATCTACTTGATATTCAACTTTTATATGGTTATTTGTAGTACCTAATCCAATATTTTGTGCCGCAACAACGACATCAAAGAAAGTTTTTTCAACATCAGGTAGACCTCCATCGAACCATGAAGTGATTAGGTAACCAGAAGGCTGAAAAGCTAATGCGTAATCTTGACCAGATACGAGATCATCTAATAGATTTTGTCCCCATCTAGGCAGATATGCCATTAGTATCCTATCTTCTTTTTCTACCCCATCTTCCGCAGCATTCGTTACAGCCTCGTTTCCTATAATAATGCGTGGATAGTTTTCCCATCCTGCGTTCCCCTTCCTAGGAATAAAGCCAACAAATTGTGTACGGTAATCTCCCGGCCCATGGTTAGCACTGTACCACTCATTAGTAGAGTATATTTGGTGCCAACCAGAACTTCCAAAAGCCATTACACGAGATTCAAGACCAGAACCTCCTGTGGCATCGCCACCAGAATCAACTGCAACATAGATGTTTGTGCCATCGTGTGTCATAGAACGAATAGTACCTACTGCACCAGAGTTGAGTGAAGCTGCTTCTGCATTTATATCTTGTGGTAATGCTGTATCATATACAGATTGTAATTGCATAGTGTTCTCTGTTGCATTGGAGCCTTTATCTGGTCCCATGTATTGTATTGTAGCACCATCATATTTACCTAAACCACGATCTACAGTAAAGTATAAATTCCCACCAAAACTCATCATAGCTTGCCCATTAAATTCACTAATAACATGAGATAAATCAATTACCTTTTCACATGTCCAAATCTCCGTAGCAGAAGTAGATGAATTATAGATTCGATATATACCATCGTCTTTACCTATCCATAATGATCTATCATGAACACACATTCCTCTAATAACATAGGTTGAATCCCCTACAGTACCATCATTCATCCCTGTAGGTGCTGTCCATGTAGCACTACCATCACTATGAGGATCTGAGGAGTAATAAATTTCGTTTAGGTTATCTGCTCTCCATAATTTTCCAGCAAAGGATTCTAAAAATTTAGCAGGTACACCATTATCTGCGTGTGTAGCTAAATCTGAGTTAAATCGTCTCATATTAACCGCTTCACCTTGTGCAATATACAGATTAGTATTAGCACCAGTTCCAAATGCCTGTAAGTCTCTTGGGCTAGCTGAACCTGACGTACTCATTCCTGCTGTAGCTGCAGATTGAATCCACTTATCATGGGTATCATTCCAATAAAACAGTTTATTATAAGAACCAGAGTCACCTTCAACTAATATGTATGTATTGGCACCAAACTCAGCCTGAGCACGAATAACTCCATTTACGTCTGTATATGAACTACTTCCATCAGCGTTAGCACTAAAAGGATGTGAGTTCCAATAAGGTGCGAGAGTTACTTGGTCTGGTACTAATGTCCATACACCTTCTGATTTAAAAAACTTTGCACGGTCAGAGAAGTTTAACTCTCCAAATCCATGATGGTATGTCTTCTGTCCAAATGTATCTCGCTCAGAGAAGTCTGTGTGTTGTCGCTGTTCAGAACCAATAGAGATACGTGGGATGGCAGTAGTAATATCAGAACGAGATGGTACACCAGCGGTCATAAGACCAACATTGTCCATAACTATGTTATGGGTAACTCCAGCCTCATCTCGTGTTCCTATGGGAGGTGAGTAGGTTTCTTCTCCATATTTAAATTCACCAAATATAGCCATTCACTACCCCCTTACGCCTCTCTTCCTGTAACGCATAGGTCTAGCTCTATTCCTCATTGGCTTGGCAGGTCGCTTAGATCTCATACGATGCTCACGTATCCACGGTCGTAGAGAATCCATAATCTCTCGCATGACTGTAATGTTTCCACCTATATCAGAAGAAGGCGCATCAACAATACGCATACGGTTTAGATAGGCAATGGCAATATCCCGGACACCATCAAAGAATATCTCTTTCTCAACTATGTTAACGAAAGAAAGAAGAGACGATGTACCATGTGCGGCAGCAGCAGTATCCATTTTTGCTCTAGCTACTGTCAATGTTTCAGGAGAAGCAGTACGGGTAATAGCACTATACGACATTACCTCATTATCAATTTTTAAGTACCCTGTAGCGGGCCAATCAATAGTATTAGTACTAGACGAAATAGGAATAGAGGTCACTGAATCATTAATAGTTGCATTCATCGTCAAGTCAGAGGGGAACGGAGTAGGGTGACGCTCATACCATACGTGTATAGTGGCGCTCGCCGTATGACTCTCTAGGAAGTATAGGTCTGTCCCTGCTATATTCTTTTCCTCATACCAGTCAGACGCAATTTGGGGTGGACTCGTAGCTGAATCCACAAAGTCTACACGGTATATATCTTTTACAGGGTCGTTGTATGTGTACTGAAATGTACCAGTTGTAAAGCTTTTAGTTGTATCTTTGTCTTCGTACCAGAAGTACTCAGATAGATAGTTAGTTGCCCTGCGTATAGCAAGGTCTATTTCTGCATCGGTATACCGAGATGCCGTAGTAGGGTTTCTCAACTCAGTAGTAATATCCGACCTCAAATCCGCAAGGGAATGGTGTCTACTCATTAACGCGCTCCTCTCCCCTGACTCTTCTCTAAGGATCTTGCAGCAATTTCAGCGCGTCTTACTAATGAATCCAATTGCTGTTGTGTATGTACTAACGACTGTTGCGATTGTTCTATCCGTCGTATTCTTTGTTCCCAATGTTCATACTCGCGGATGATAGGATGATTGAGCAAGCCTTCTATTTCAGGGGAGTTTCGCAACAATTGCTCTAGATCTTCTCTAATTTTTCTGAATTCTACGTCCAGTTCTTTTACACGCTGTCCGTACCATCCACGGGGTTTCTTATCTTTAGTATCCTCCACGTTTTGTACTCTTTCTCATAGTCTTCTTCCGATCTTTCCGTTTCCTAGCTTTCAGATACTTAGCCTTTCCAGCCTTTGTATACGCAAACTTTTTGCCATCAAGCATCGGCATTGACTACACTCCTATCAGTACCCATATGGCACTACTACCGGCCAATGCTGTAAGTAGGGTTCCCCCTCCTACAATACCAGCTCTCCATCTTTCCAAACTGCTAATCCTTCCGTTAGTAATTGCAGTATTCTTTTCTATTCTCCGAACGTGCTCTATCACATCTTCTAATTGTTCTTCAATTCGTGCGATAGCCTCACGCTGTGTAGACATTATGCTTCAACCCAACCTTTTGTGTTGTCACCTTGATAAGTGCTTTCGCTCCAGTTGTATGTCTTTCCATCATTAGGGTAGTCAACAGGAGATTCATATGTACCTTTATCTCTATTCCAAACCCAAGAAGCATAATCAGCTACAGGGGTTATCTCTAACCAGCCCTTTGTATTATCAGATTGGTATAAGGACTCATCCCACCTAAACAACTTACCTCCTTTATTAGAGAGTGACCAATGATCAGGATCACTAAGAGGTGCTTTCCATTTTCCAGTTGACGTATCAAGAGTCCACGAGTTACAGGTATCTCCATCATCATCTACTGGTTTATTTGGGTCATAAAAAATATCATTTGTTGCATCATATTTATAACCAATATTAGCGTGTTGACCTCTTATATTATCGTTAATGGAGGTTTGAATCCACGTAGTGTCACTGCCAAAAAGACTCTTACAAAATGCAATTCCGACTGCTTCAGATTCTTTGTTGTCTCCATCTAGACAATCTTCATCTGCAATCTTTGCAGTTTCAATTACTATATTAGAATCATTTAGTTGTGCAAAAGTAGCCATTAAACGAATACCCTCACTATAACTTCTCCGGCTGAACCGCTTCCAGAGGTGCCTCCATAGACACCGCCTCCACCGCCGCCTGTATTTTGATTTGCTGATTTATTGTCGACCGCACCTGATCCGCCTCTCCCACCAGCAATTCTACCACTAGCAGTTCCATTAACATCCCAATCTGTTTGAGAGTAGCCTGTGTCCCAACTGCCACTGCCGTCAGTCCTACTAGCAGCTCCACCACTTGCATAAGATAAGTTACTGCCTTCTTTCCACTCATTATAACTACCACGTACAGTTCCGGGAGAGTATGCGCTAGTTCCAGTAGAAGGAGAAACGTCTACCTTGCCACCACCGTGTCCAGCTGTCGCCCAGTTGCCTGATTGACTTGAATTAGCACCTGCTCCACCATACTCACCTGCAGAACCGCCAGAGTATGTACTTACACCTGATCCAGTCCACAGACCTAAGATAGCAGCACCACCTCCAGCACCACCATCTCCATCATTATACCTATTCGAAACGTCTCCGTTACCGTTACCCGCACCACCGCCACCACCACCACTGTGGTAATCTATGCTTCCTCCGTTGATTCGACTGAAACCACCTTGTCCACCAGTAGAACCACTACCGGGAGTACCTGCAGCACCTACAGTGACAGTATAAGTTGTTCCTGCATCAAGTGTTACCTCTTCTATTAAGCGGAATCCACCGGCTCCACCACCTCCCGGTTGTTTAGAACCAGAGTAGGCTGCACCAGCACCGCCGCCACCAACTAATAGAATGTCTGCTAGACCTCCCTTGTCAGTTACAAATGACCCACTAGCTTGGAAAGAGTAGGCTTTGTATGTGGTTTGGTCGTGTTCAGTTCCCCCAGAAGCTCGTGTAGCGTAAGCAGGACCAGTTACAAGGCCATTTGGTCCAAACTCTGATACAGATTTGGAAGGATGCGCTCTTTGCATATCATATCTTCCTTTAAAAGAAGATATAGCCTTAGAAGGATTGAGTCTGAATTGATTTGTACTCATTAACCACCTATTACATGTCTATTTTGTTCACAAATCCATAAATCATTACGACGTTTGTAGTTGCACAAAAGGCTGTAATTGCTGCACCATTTTGAAGCGGAAGTCCCGGACAAATTAAGGTAAGTCCTGCTTCTGCTGTGATAGTTTGTTCAATTAAGTTATCCGGAGAAGATGTTCCTCCGAACTCAATTGTAAGTTTTCTATCACTTGAGTCAGAATTTACAGCGTATAACCACACTTCATCAATGTCTGTTGTACCTGCTACTGCTGTATGTACTGCGGTGCCCGTACTTGAGGTAGCTGCTATTTTAATGCCCTTACCATCTGTACTACCGCTTAATTTTGCTTTTGTTATTGTAGCCATTTATTTCCTCCTAAGAAAATACCTGTGAATGTAAAAGAACATTTGCGTCTGGGCTACCAGTAACATTTAAGGCACCTGTAACATGTGCATCACCGAAAATATACGCATCTGCATCTTCATCTACTAGAAATCTTGTAACATCTGCACTACCAACACGAGCACGTACAGAGAATACGTTTCCATCCGCTGTAATATCTGCTAATGCGTTAGAGCCATTGTGCTCTGCTACATAAATATCAACAAGACCTACACCAGATGTAGTCTTAGTTGTCATAGCAGTACCACCAATAGAATGTATTTGGGTTACTTGGTCTTCTGCAGCGTCCTCTGCCATAGATGTTATTTTTAATCCACCTAATGTAGCAGAAGATTTTTGGAAAGCTGCGTAGGTGTCTGTTTCACCACCTGTAGTATACCCGTGTGCAATATCACTTGACTTAAATGCAAGTACTTCATTGTCATTTGCACCTTGGTTAATTGTTACACCGAGCGTCATACTACCGTTAGCAGATTCATTCACGTAGAGGGTGGAAGCAAATGTTCCCCCAGTTACAGTAACTACACCTGCGTTTGTAATCGTTGCGTTACCAGATAATGTCTGCCATTCACTTGTTCCCGCTGACGAGCCACCAATAAGCACTTTGGCGCTAGTAGGAGTACTTGCAGTAATACCTACTTTAGCTTGTGTTGCTTTAATCGCAGCGTTCTGGTTATTTTGGTGAGCAGCAGCAACGGTATCTACGTTATCCGCAAGGTTCTCATTAAGGTTAGTATTATCATCTAACGCAGCGGGATAAGCTGTCGTTCCTGCCATTCCCTCTCCTCTAGGCTAATCGCCTTCTTCTTATTCTTCTGTATATATTCTGAATCTCTACAGCAGAGTATTTAAACTTAGCATATAAGTTATCGCTTCCACCGTATTGTTCTTGACTACCAGTGTTACCAGCAGCAATACCTACGTTACCTGCGCCTGTTGTAAGATCCGGCATTATACTCTAAACGTCCCTGTTACTGAAAAAGTAAATGAAGCGTTATCCGTGCTAACATCTGTCACTGTCCACTTCACACGGAGTGCATCACCCCATGCAAGGTCAGCAACTGAACCAGCTGTCAACGCACCATCATTAATTGTTCCAGACGTTTCACCGCCTGTAGCACCGGGGTACACATCAGCACGATATTTCTTTGCACCCCCATTACCTAAGACTTCTGCAAAGGATACAATATCCATCCAGTCACCATTAGGCATCTCTCGCTGAATAAATACAGCAAGTTTGTCACCTGCTTCTGTGGCCGCTACTGAAACATCAAGCATGAAATAAGCACTCGTATATGGAGCAAGTCCTCTCACAGTTGTTGTATCGCTTGCCGTTCGTGCAGCGGATGCCACTAAAGTTAAGTTGTCCATATAGGGCATAGAATTTTGTAAATTGTGCCCATGAGATACTCCACCTGACATTTTTCACTTCCTTTATAGTAGCAGGGGGGAACTTAATCCCCCCTAACTAACTATACTAAACTCTCATATGAAAGATCATCGTTGTATCAACAGCGTGAGTCCCGTGTGAGGACTGCACATCGACTTGAACTACGTCACCCTTTGTGAAATAAGTTTCATCAGAGGCTGCAATAGCCGTGCCAAAAGCACCATCCACTCCAGCTGCCAATGTCAGCGTAGAGTATGAAGATGTTGTAGCATTAGTAAGTCGTATTACTGTATCAGTGCCGCCATCTTGGACACCAACGTACCAGTCATACATATCTATATATCCCGAAGCAGGAGCAGAGAAAGCAGCAACAACACCAGTGGTGAGGTCACTATAGCCTTCATCTTCTGCCAAGTTTCCGGGAATGTGTACTGTTATCGGTAATCGAAAGTGATCGTCAACCTTGGGCATAGTGTGACCAAAGAACCGATATGATTCTGCAGTGTTACCCATTTATATCACCTCCCCCTTTAACTTAGTGTTGTACTCAACGAGTGAATCCAGCCGTGGGCCTTAGTCGCGTTTCGTACTTCCATTGTGTACTCACCAGTGATTGTAGCAATCTGTCGGTCGCCGTCAACTGGAACTGGTGTAGTGAAGAATGAACGGTCATTGCCGTTACCCTTAAGTGCACCAATACCTAGGTATTCTTTCTGAACGATAATCAAGTCAGCTGGCTTAACGTATCGGTCAAGAACAATGTCTAGGTTACCAAACTCAGACTCGTAAGTACCAACGATAACACCGAGTGCGTTCTCATTTCGGTCAGTCCGTACATACGGGCTAGCGAAAGAAGAGAGAACTCGCTTCTGTGTTGCGTTTACTAGGATAGTATCTGGATTACCACCATCATCCCAGATGTCTTGCAGACAATCTACAAGAAGTTTCTCAGTCAATTTGGCTGAAGAAGCATCCTGCAAGTTTGCAGTGGCATCGTTACGGATGTAGGAGAACAGTCCACCCATTCGTCTTACGTTTGTCAAGTCAGTGTTATCGGATGGCAAGCTGTTTGCCAAACCATAGTGAGCAGCTCTTTCGAGCTTAATTACAACCTCTTGGAACTTCTTAGCGAATTCTCGGTCGAACTCGTTTGTTATACCAAACTTCTCAGTTGCCTCGGAAGTACCAGAAACTGATACTGCGTCGTGGAAAATCTGAGTGTAGTTTGATGCAGAAGTTAGGTCAGTTGATGAGTAAACGGTCGTGAATGCTGCACCGTCAAATCGTAGACTACCAAGGTTATATACTACATCACCAACAGCGTTAGCTGCTAGTGAGGCTGAACCATCAGCCTGAACGATGGTGAAAGCACCACCGGATGTATTTACGGCTGAAATTTCACCGTAAGTACCATTTAATTCAACAAGGTCACCAATGTTAAAGTAGTTGATGGCAGTAGTGCCAACTGTTACTGTAGTATATGGTGAACCTGAGTCAGCACCTGTTAGGGTTGCTTTGGAAGGGATTAATTCATCACTCTGCCATGTGTGTGTTGGGTTAATACAAGGGAATGCTAGTGAATCAGCACCTGCTACTGCAGTTCCTGCTTCTGATCCCATGCCCAACATGGAGAGTAGTGGAATATCCCTAGGGTCGATTGCGTCAATAAAGTCCGAAACGTTCTGCTTCTGAGTATAGGCACTATCAAATATAGTCCTCATACCACCAGCAGCACCGTCATCGGCTCTGTTTACTGCTACCATTTAGGTATTCCTCCAAATTTTATATTATTGGAGTCCGTGTTGTCTCTTGTAAGAGATTATTTCCCCTTGAAGCGCAACAGCCATTGCGAGTTTCTTTCCCTTTCGGGCGGTTTCGTATCTTTCCTCCAGCTCAATTAGCCCTGCGTGGGCACTATCAGTGCCGTCGCGCCTACTCGTTGAGGCAGTTTCAGATCCTCGCGAAGTTCCCGGTGTACGGGAAGCCTCTTCTTGTGCGGGTACTTCTGCATCTCTACTGGGTTTGACTGCGGCTAGTAACTCTTCTTTCAAAGCGTTCATCCTATCATCAAGTTTAGATTCTTGTGCTTTTGCACTTAAATCTCCAGCCATACGCCACACTTCTTGTGGTGTCGATGCAGATTGTAACGCACTTGGGTCAACATCAGGAAACGAGCCTACCGCTTGCTGAATAGCCTGTGTAAGAATACGTTGGCGGTTAGCCGATTGTTCCCTACGCTCTTGTTCAGCTTGTTGTATAGCTTGCTCACGTTGTTGTCTCTCTTCAAGAACCAATTTGGCTCCGTCTGCGTCGTCGGCTTCAATCAAGCGTTGTTCAAGAGTGTTGATAGCAACATCTTTAGTTTTAATTTGCTCGTCATAATAGGTTTGTAAACCTTGGTACCACTCTTGGTACTTACCTTCAAGGTCACGTTCTTGTTCCCCCATTTTACGAGCCATATCACCGACTCTTGAGTTCAAGTCTTTTTTCTCAGCCTCTAATTCTGCGATTTTGGCTTGCATCTCATCTGATGACAGATTGGGATTATCGGGGAGTGAGTCAGCAGACTGCTCCATAATATCCTCTGTTTCGTTTGACATACTAATCCTCCATTCTTATTTATTATAACACTTTTGTCAAGGTTTGACAAGTGTTAATCTCTATATCTTGCAAACCTTGGAGTATCACTTGGGTATGAGAAGGTAGGAGAGCGACCATATGGTGTGAAACTACCTCTACCTCCCAAACCGAGCATTTCCTTAGTTTGATAGATCAATTTTAATGCCTGTACCCACTGTTCAAATGAATAGTTTGTGCCTACAGGGAACGTTCTAAACATAGCACGTAACATACGTTCATGGTTACGAGTTAACTTCTGGCTTGGGTTTGTAAAGAAGTTGGTAAGTGCATCTTCAAATGAAGCATCATGGAATACCATATTGATATGCTTAGATACTTCACTCCATTCAGGTAAGCCACCGACCCCAGAAGTTGTTGGTGCCGCTTGTCTACCACTCGCAGCAGGTTTAGACCATTTACGAGTAGGCAATGCTACCTTAGTAGGTGTTCTTTCATTTCTCTTACGTCCAGTAGCTATTCCTACTATAGCTGAAAGAGCATCAATATACTGGAAAGAAGCAATCTTAGCATCTTTATCTGCTACTCCACTTGCACCTGTTAGTCGTAGTAGAGTGGCTACTTCTCTAATGTTTGATAAGTCACCATACATTCGACTAATCTGGGGGAACAGACTTTCCCACATATCTTTAATGTCTTCAATATCTGCAACACCGTTTCTTGCAAATGTTTCAAATATAAAATCTCCGGGCATAAGGTTCTGTGTCTGCCTGTAATACCGTGAGGCGATAGATGCTTTAATATTTTGGGCCTCTTCAGAAAGTCTAGGGTGTTGTGCTAAATCATACAACTGGTACTTTCTACCAATATTCCTCGCATCATCGCTTACTGAAGGGTAACCGCTTTGTGGTTTGCCTCTAATAGTTTGTGGTATACCTGTTACATCATCAAATTCAGGTAAATCCATCTCTTCTTCAACAGCAGCTACAACACCTAGTGGCGTTTCTGATTTATCCCTCTCAGCATACATTCGTTTTAAGTGTTCTGCTTGTTCCCACTTACCAGCGTCTTCTAATTTTTTGATTGATAAAGCTTCTGCAATAATTTTATCTGCGTCCTGTTGAAAGTATTTAAGATATAATTTGTGTTCATCCAGAGTTGGATCAAGTTTGTTATAAATGTCATAAAGTGATACAAACTTCATAAGTTCTTTGACTTCTAAAGCTGCCTTAAACTCTTCAAGTGTTTCTGCGTCATAGATTCCAAGTTGCTGGTTTGGTGCCATAAAGTGATACTGTTCATCCCACGGAGCAGCTTGATCAAGGTCGGTTTGTAACCGTGTTACCTTCTCATCCCATGCACCATTCTTCATGTCCATATATGTAATGTTCTTTACATCACCAAGTCTTTCTGTTATGTGTTTTACAAGGTCAGATTGTGTATACTCATTACGTTCCATCCAAACTTTGCCATACTCGTTGGTCTCCAACCAGTCCATAACACCTTCAACTGTAGGTGGCTTCCACATATCTATAGTAGTTTGTACTGAATTTGCCATAGAAGCTACATCTCTAAGCTCACCTTCGTAGATTCCGTTAATCTCTGTTTGTATCTCTCTCATAACAGATTCAATAGCTTTGTCTACTATTTGTGGCATACTTGCCGATGAAGCTTCTACTATTTTGTATAGACGGAATTGCTCAGGATCTTTAGCTTCCATCGCAGTTTCCCACTCTTCTACTTCTTTAAGATATTGGCCCCAGTTGACAATGTTTGTTGTCCTACCATCCTTAGCCACCACAGAGAACTCATCTTTTCTAGCAGTAAATTCTTCTGAGAATAATGTAGGAGCTGTCTTACGCTTGTCTTCTCGCATAAGTTCAACAAAGCTCTCAAGCTGCCATGCGTTAAACATGTCTACACTTATAAACCTTGGGTCGTATCTAACTCCAGTTTTTTCATACTTCCAGTCAGACATGTCTTGTAGAACTTGCTCAACATCTTCTCGTTTTATCTCACGGTACTCACCATCAACGAACAAGGTGTCCATCACTTCTTCAACTTTGTGTACTCCTGCCATAGGATCATCCGCAAACAATGTCATGAACCATTCATCTTTGATAAGTTTATCGCGTGTCAGTTGCCTCCATAGTTGCGTAGAACCGAATGAAGTTTTATCCATAATGTGATTCGGGTCAATAGGTACACCACCGACCTCTTCAGGAGATAGACCTACGTTTACACCTGTTGTTTCAAATATACGTAACTTAGCTTCTTTAAGTTGTTCATTCTTTCGGTTGTTAACAGTCTCTAAATCTCTAAAGAAGGTCTCATCCATTGCAGGAGGATCTTGTATTTCAAGTCCAAACTCACTAAGGTTTGGTCTATCTTCACTTCTACCACTTGGTATTGAAGGACGTTCACCGGGAATTGCAGCTATACCTGCATCGTACTCGGCATTTATATCTTCGGCAACCTGATAGAACATACTCGAAGCTTGTGCACGGTTAATTGCGTTATGTTCAAACTTCTTATTATTCAACCAGTTTCTTGCCCAAGGTGTTCCCTCAAAGAACTCAGAGTACTTTTTACTCTTTTGTGCTTCAGTTAAAGACCTACTTCTTACAATATCATAGTAGTTATTCATAACATCCGCAGGATATACTTTTTTACCAGTGGAAGGATCTAAAGTATATTCACGTCCCGGTTTGAAAGAAAACCCTAATAGAAGAGAAGATGAATCTTGTATACCACGCCTAGAACCTGCCGCCCTTTCCATATCATTATGTACTTGGTTAAGAACAGACATGTCTACTTTCTTACCTGTAATAGGGTCAATAAGTTCTGCCTCTGGGTCTAGCTTATGTCCAAATATTTTTTGACCAGTATCCCCTATTGTGTGCAATAACGGAATATTTATCACGTTATTCTGTTTTTGACGACTCCATGCATCCCAAGCAAGAAGAAGCAAATACAACTTCTCATTTGTTTCAGGGTTCGGGTCAGGTGATTGTACCTGTACTTCTCTACCATTCTCATCAATTGTAACTGTGTAGTTATTCATTATAGCTGCGTGAGCTGCGTTCATATATGCATAATCAATTTCTCGAATATCTCTGTTTGTTCGGATAAGTTGCGTTGTACTAAAAGCTCCCGTAAGACCTGCTGTTACACTCATCGCTGTATCTATAGGACGAGTAAATGAACCAATAGTCTTTTCAAGCTTATCAACGTTCTCACCATATTGACCAGTAACAGTCATAGCGGTTGTAATAGCTGGATTAAGTGGTAGCTTAAGCATACCAGAGTACACTTCAGCCATCTTACCTAACCGACTAAAGTCATCCATAGCATTTAATGGATCTTCACCAGCTCTAATTCTTCCTCTACCTGATGGGTAGTAATCAAACATGTCATTCCAGAAGAGTACTGCATCAACATTAAGAGATGCTCCATCTGAGTATTTTTCTGCTACAGAAACCCATCCGCCGGGATCTATGCCAAGCGACTTGGACAAACTAAAGAATGGTTGTAGTGCCTGACCAATTGGTATATCACGTTGCGCCCATTTTGAGGAACCTAAGTCTCTATTTACATCTCGTATAGATTGTAGGTACTGTGTAACCCTATTTAGTAGCTTTGGGTTATCCATGAGTGTCATAGCTGTCTTACCAGCTGTACGTGTTTGCCAAATATGCCACGGACCAAGCCACCTAATGAGGTAATCAAGATTACTTGTATTGCTGTAATCATGTAGAATCCAGTCAGCCTGTGCCTGTGCAAGTTTAGCAGAAGTTCTACGCAGTTGATTAGTCTGTACTTCTAACTCATCCATTAGCGTTCGTAGTTTGGTTACATCTTCTCTTGATATGACTCTAGCTGGACCATCATCAACAGGTGTGTATGGTTTAGTTCTATCTGCATATGCAGCAGCACGATCTCTTATATCACTTACAGCCATACGCTGTTGTGCTCTAGCTTTTTCAAATACTTTCTGCTCTCTAACAAACAGATCAAGAATTTCGTCTCGTGATGTATTAGGTCGTCCATATATAGGCCAACCTTTATCCCACTGGTCCATCATATAGTTTGAAAGATTTTTAAGAGCACGTCTACGTACAGCTATTTCGTAAGCTAGATTATCTTTAGTTTTTCGCCTTCTGAACCATGCTATAAACCCTTTATAAACATCTGAGTCTTGATCTTTCAAGTCAGCAATCTCATCAAGAACCTCTTTTAGTTCTTTTTGTGCAAATTCAGGAGTCATTCTTCGGTTGGTTTGTAATCCTGCTGAACCTGACCATGATACTTGGAAACCTGTCCAGTTCTCAGTACCACGCGATTCTTGTCGATACTTCCAACCAATCTTCTCGTTATCTTTTTTCAGTCTATCTCGATATTCTGCAAGACGCTTAATACCAGCTTCAATTTCTGCCTCATTAGCATCTTTTCTTACAAAAACTGCAAGACGGTTCATAGCCAGCTCACCACTTTGATTCCACGAATCGTCTGTAATAAGGGGAACATACCCATCAGGTGCTTGTTGCATAGGAACACGCCCATGAACACCTTGTGGTGGGAATTGATCTAGTACAGTACCGTCTGTTCTAGTCTGTGGGTCCATACCAAAGTTCATTGGGAGTACTGCTTCATCTCCACTAAATTTTATATGCTTTCCTTCTACAGGATCTGGTAATGTCCATGTGTAATTAGGGTCACTCTTAGCTTTACTTATTGCACGTTGGGCCGGACCAAATGTACGAGAACGAGTAATATCCTCAGTCTGTCCTCTAGGAATTATCATACGCATAAGAGGTATGCTAAAAGTTCTCCCCTTTGCAGACGGTCTTCCAAGAAGACTTTCTAATTGTAGTCTTTTTTCAGGATTAAAGGCATTTTCACGAACATCTTCAAAGTTATTACGACGGGGCATCCCTCGGTAATTAATATCTTTACCAAGATCAAACTCTCGTGTCTTATGCATTGGGTCAATCGCTTCTATTTGATCTGCAAAATCATCAAGTAAGTCCGCGTCTAACTCTGTGTCAAGATATAAACCACTCCAAGCTCTTGCCTCTGCTTCTTTATACTTGCTTAAATTATCTATGAAAGCACCAAGACTATCACTTACAGGTTCTCTTCCGGGTAGGAAAGGAACTTGATCGAAGGCTTCTGTTGTTCCTCCTGCTGTGTAATCATCATCGAGTTTTCTTTGCCACTTCCGTAAAAAGCCCAATACAGGAACTTTTTCTAATAAGATACGATCAAATGCATGTTGACCTTGATCATGCCAAACATCCATACCAGCTTCATCTGCACGACTTATCCCATGCTTACGTCGTAAGTCTGTTGATTTTGGTTCTAATCCAAGTGCGCTACGAACTTCATTTAATCGATTAATACTATCCTCTATATAAGAATCTTTACCTTGTAGTCTTTTTTGTATTGCATCAAGTAGTTTTTCTTTAGCTCTTCTAGCATCTTGTCTAGAATAAACAGATCTAGGACGTGTGTTTCCCCCTGCATTAGATAAGAACTGTTCTGTTAATACACGTATATCTTCGATGGCTTTTTTAGAAGATTCATTTAAGCTCTTTGCAAGCTCATCAATTTGATCTCTAGTATTTCTTTTAGCAAATGCTCTTTCTGTTACAGCATCTGCTAGTGTACCTAATTCCTCTCCAAGCTCATTTGCTTTTTCAATTAACTCTTTCTCACTAAGTGGTGGCCTCGTCGGATTCGGTTCTATTGTTACAAATTTACTCTTTGTTGCAGTACGTTTTGGTTGGAAGAATGTACCATCGTCAATACGTCGTTGTATCGCCATGTTTACATCAGCATTGCTAAAGGTCATTTTAGCATTTTTAGTAAAGTATTTATTACGGATAAATTGTGCATCTAGTAATTTAGTATCTGAACCGTTAAATAAAATATCCATCAGTGTTTCATCAATAAGTTTTTCTTTTACAATATCGTCAGCTGTTGCAAAATCTATGCCCTTAATACGGTCATCGAGACGTTCTTTTAGCTGCTTAGTAGGTATCGCACCGACGTTGACTTTTGACCCCTGACTTATACTCTCTGCTCGGAATTCTCCAAGAAGTTTTTCTGCGTTAAATGCAGCAAGTTCTATTGCATTTTCCTCAAAATCAGGATTAATAGCATTATCAATAAATCTTTGGCCCTCAAACGGTTCTCGTGCTTCATCAATTAGACTCTGTATCTCGTTGAATCCAAGCATCTCATCGCCATTTTGTATTTGCTCAAACATACTTGCACGTTGTGTAGGGGGAACAAAGTTAAGCATCTCTTCTTCATCAACTGTTCCTAGTTCTCTTAGTCTCCTTACAAACTCAAAACGCTCACTTCTGTATGTTTCCTTATCTGTCATGATTGTGATAAGGTAATTCTTCTGCTCTTCCATAGCTCGAAGAGGCTTAATGAGTTCAAGCATAATTTCTTGTGTAGCATCATGGGCAGCTTTGATTGTCTCTTCACTAACAGGCCCAGTGCCGTTATGTAAGTAACCTTTTATTGCATCAAACAATCCTTCTTGCTCTTGAGTTCCCCCAAAAAGAGTGAGAATATTTGTAAGTAAGTCATTAGTATCTGGATCTGTAACCCCAATTAGTGTATGATCTTCTCCAGCAGCTTTACGTGCCTTTCGTAGTACACTTGGATTTGTATCATATGTTACGTCAATACCTGCTTCCATTGCGTCTTCTCGAAGTTCACGAAGAATGTTGTCATACTCTTCTTTCAAAGTATTCCTAATAAGTTCTGCTGCCTGAAGATTTGGGTCAGTTATAACTTGTACAGTACCATCAGGTAGAACTTTTTCTACTGCTCTATGATCAGGGGTATGGTATTTAACACCATCAAGTATTCTATTTATAAGGTCATCTACTTTTGCATCTTCTAGCGCATTAGCGTGAAAACCTAGTGAACGTATATATGTACGTGCGCTCTGTCTCATTTCTAAGAACGCTTCTCCTGTGTCCGTAACACCTTCTACAATATTAATAACATCATCTAAGTTTAGAGTTCCCGGTGATTGAACAGCTTCTACCATTGTTTTCCACAATGTGCCATCACCATCTTTAAGGATTTCTATTGATTCTGGACTAATTTGTCTAACTAAGTTTTCAATTTGATCTTCAGAAGATAATAATCTATACCATCTGTAAGAAGCCGAGTCAATGATGCGCATACGGTCTACAGATTCTGCATAACCTGAAAGCTGTCGTGCGTACACAAAAGGTAAACCACCACCAATAAGGGCAACACCACCACCCTTAGCTCTAGTAAGTAGTTTTTTCCAACCTTCTCTTTTTTGTACGTTTTCGTCGGCACCACCGAACATAATTTTCCATGATTTCATAACACCTCTTACGGGTGCAAGTGCTGCCACGTCTACATCAAGCGATGCTCTGGTATGTCCCTTTACGGCAAGATCCACATCTCCCCAAACACTCTGCCACTGCTTGTCTCGTGCTCTAAGCATATCTCCTCTAGCCATACCATCCATGAGCATTAAGGTTTTGTTTGTTACCCAGTTTCGCACAGCAAATGCAGGTCGCTCTAAGAATAATTTAGATGTCCAACTATTAATAGCATTTTGTAAGCCAAGTGCTTCACCTGCTTTTTCATCCAAACCATACCGCTTAAGCATTACATTTTGTGTTTCAAGTTTTACTTCTTCATTAAATCGTGACCACCACTCAGCTGGTGTAAGACCATCAGGGTCTATATCAGATGGATCGAGACCATTTTTGAGGGAAGGAACCTTATCTAAATCGATATCCTTTAGAATATCCAGTGCTTTACCAGTTTCAGCATGTAACTGTGAGCTTATTTTTTTACTCTGTAGCATCATTAAATATGCCATAGGGTCATCTGCTTTACCGACTCTTTTTATTTCCTCAAGTAACTCTCTAACTATATTTGCATGATCATGCGACAGAGTTTTTTGGAATCTCGGACCCCAAGCACCAAGCATGGAGCTAAGTTCGTTCATTGTTGTGTAAATATTAGACACCATTCGGTCTCGTGTAGCGCCCTCTGTTGTTGCACTAAATGCTTTATTTCGTAGCCAACGTGTAGCTTTGAACGCACTATATGTTGATCGCTCTGGCTCTTGTACAACATGTTTCAAATCTTCGGGACCAAACTTATTTACTGCACGAAACTCATCAATATTCATTGAAGCAAGTTTTTCAGCTTTGCTCATTGCTTTAGTAATCTTAAAGAAATCTTTTATGCTGCCGCCAGTATCTATATATTGATCTGCGCGTAATATTGCTTTACCAATATCGTCATAGCCTTTAACTATAAGTTCATCAGTTGGAGAGTATCTTAGAGCGTCCTCTATTTCATCAGCTAATTTAGTTAATTGGTTAGCTTCATCACCAAACTCAGAGACCTTAGTTGGGAGGGAACCAGCGTCCACAGTAAGTTTCCCTCTTAAATTTTGTCCTACTCTACCAAGGAAAGTATCAGAAACTTCAACAAGTTCACCTACATCAACTTGTCTTTGTTCTTGTTTTCTAGTCAGTTGTTTGGGTTTAAAGATTTCTTGGGGACGGCGAAGGGGAATTTTATCGATTCTTCTACGCGCTTTAGGGTCTACGATAACTGCTTGATCAGCTCTGGTTACGTCACCCATTTGTGCTTTTGAACTAATAAAGTCTTGTTGTGTCTCAGGAGTAAATTTTGGATCCTTTTTAATAACTGGGACTACACCTAGTTCATCTATTGCTTCTGCCTGTAAATTATCCATAGCATGTGCTTTTTGGCGTAGTGCACTCACAATTGTCTCAGCACTTTTTCTATCAGTTAAATTAATACGACCTGTTTCTACAACAGCACGGATAAGTCCGTTCTGAGTAGCACCAGAAACTCTTGACATTCGAGCACCTTTTACAGCCGCTGTGACACCTACTTGAGCACCTTTTGCTCCTATACCACCGAATACATCAAATAGGTTGAATGTACCGTAAGCAAAACCAGCCCGCATACGTTCACCCATCCCCATTGCTTCGGAAAGTGCTTCGTTCACGGAGTATATTCTATTTCCATTGTCGTCTTTTAAGTCGTATATAGAGATAAACTCAGCAGCATTAGCAAGGTACCACTGACCACCCTCGTCTAACTCATAAGACATAAGGCCACCAATAGCATCTTCTATCTCGTTCTTTTCATCTTCGCCAAGACCCATATAAATTCTTGTAAGATTCTTCCTGATAGCACCACCTTCTCTAGAATCTTCACGTCTCATACTATTACGAATAGTAGAGTATGCAGTTAGTGGACTAACATTCTTTAACTCAGGAAATTCATCCATGTACGATTTATATGTGTACTTTCCAATATATTTGTCTTGAAATGCCTCACCAGTAAACTCGATTTGCTCCCAACTAGGTCCGAATTCGTTAGCTCCAGAACCTTTAATGTTTGCTCTACTTAGTAAGTTCCTAGTGACTTCGTATGTTCCCCCTATTCCAAGCCAAATAGCGGCAAATGTTTTTTGTTCACCAACCGTCAATCCTTTCATCAAATTTGTAAAAGGCTCTAGAGTAGGGTTATTCTTTGCAATTTCGTCCCAATCTTCAGCACTCTTCAAAGTTATACCAGAAAGTATTCCAAGGTCAGTTCTACCAGCTTGTTTATAGGGGTCATCTTCTAATGACCAGCCCGTTTCTGCGGAGGGGTCTATTAATACTTTTTCAGCAATACCATCTACGACGTATTCATCAGCAGCAATAAGAGCACCCATGGCATCACCACCAATACCGAATGCTTTACTTAAACCCTTTTGGAACCAGTTACGTCTATCTACTGTCTGCAACCCTTGACTCAATAAGAACTCATTAGAGATGTTGTCTGTAATTGGAGCGCCGTCAAGAGGCAATGCCTCTGAGGGAGGCCATTCATCGCCAGCCCGGATACGCTCATCACGTACTCTATTAATCCATTTAAGGAGATTTAATTCATCTTCTGCTTTCTCATCTGCAGCTTGTGCCGCCTTTGATAATGAACCAGATAACCCTGTTTGTGCACCTTGAGTAATGGCTGCTCGTAAACTATTCTGTTGCGAAGTGGATAATCCTAAGTGTGTCCACATGTCTTCTACTTGAGTAGCTATACCACTCATACCTAGATTCGATGAGTACGGATTTATATCAGAAGGGGTTACCATAAGCGCACGTAAGAATGTATCTGCATCCAAGCCTCTAAGTGCGCCTATACGCTTCATTGCTACTAAGTCAGACGGCTCGATAGAAAGTAAGTAAAAGTTCTCTTCTTTAGAACCAAAGTCTTGTAAAGAACTTAAAACATGTTTACGTGCTTCAAGTAAATCATTTTCTTCTATTACTGCTTCGTTACCAAACTTACTAAATGCATCCGCAACAATGTTTAAAGTTTCAACACGATAAAAAGGTGTCTTTGAAAGACTTATATCTTCATCTGTAATATACCTAGAGAAAGCCGAACGTAGCGCCTCTATACTACCATCATTATTCAGCTGATCATCAAGTGCCTTAGCAAACCTAGGCTCTAAGTTTGACAGATCCTTTGGAATTTGAATAGGTTCTTTGGTTGTCGTAACAGCAGCTTTATCTTTAATTATTTTGTACTGTCTATAAAATTGTTGGAGGTCTTTACCAGCTTTAGCATCATTAATAGTATAGTCAAGCATAGCAGAGAATATTTCTGCCTCACCTTCTTCACTACCCATTCGGCTTCTAACGAAGTAACGTGCTTCTGGATGGTCTATGCGCTCTACCTCAGCTGTAACTATTCCTAAGAACTGACTTTTTATATCTTCTCCTAGAAACTCATAAGCATTTTTAGCGAGTTCTTGTGCAACATCTTTTCCTGTGCGATTTTTGGTCTCATTCGCCCATTTTCTTCGAGCAACACCATCAGTGTATGCTTCTTTAGTACCTGTAATAATTCCTGTAAGATTTTCACCTACCTCAAAGTTGGATTCCTTTGTGTAGTAGTTAAAGTTAGAATCTACTTGCTTAAGTGCCTCGTCTACCTCATTCGTAACGAAGGAATCAACACCATACTTATCATATCGAAGAGAAGTTCCTGTGTTTTCTTCAGGAAGTTCATGACTTGGAATAAGTGTTTCCGTTGTTAGACTATCTGTAGTTTCTACAAAATCTGGTTTAACACTTTCTGTAAGGGGGTCAGCAGTTGCTAACTGACTTTCAGCACCAAGTTCAGTTGTACTGCTAGTTGGACTAGTAGTACGTATCTTTTCCATCATCTTTTTAGATTGTTCTGGAGTGGCTTTACCAGAACCTAGTTCACCTAACCAACCGTCTATTTCTTCAATTGACATTACAGTTTACCTGTTTCCTTAGTTATACTTTTTAAGCCAGTCCGAACCTTGTTTTTTGATTTGGGACTTTTTTACCGTATCTGCAGCAGTACCTGTTGATCCGCCAGTAACTCCTTCATATGCTTCAAATGCAGCTTTATCCGCATCGTCTTGTGCCATGCCTGTGGCTGTTGTACCAGTATATGTTCCTTTAGCACCTTTGCTCTCGACTACTTGACCATAATGGGGTTTTGCAGGAATGCCAAGCACACCACCACTGCCCTTATATTCAGTATATGCCTTAGCAGCATCTGTACCTGTAACTCCCGTTTGTCCTGTACTTGCTAGGTAGTCTTGCCATTGTTGCTCTGCATACGCATCTGACTTTTGACTTGCTGCTGCCCTAGATGCATCTTGAGCAGCCTTTGTTGCAGCAGCTTTTGCAGCTATATCTGCAGCACTATCTCCTACTTGATTAACTTCAATACCGCCTGTCCAGTCCATAAATGTATCTTCTTCTTTTTCTTCTGTACCCGCTGGAGCTGGAGCAGTTGAAGCTTCATATGCTTCAAAAGCTGCCTTTTCTTGTGCTTCTCGTTGTGCAGCTTCTGCAGCTAACCGCGCAGCTTTCTCTGTCTCAGTTTCCCCAGTCGGTTGAGTATCCTCATCAGGTTGTTTACCCGATTCAAGATCAGCGAGTCGTTGTGCTTCAGCAGCAGCAGCTGCGGCGGCAGCCGCTTGCGCTAATCTCTGCGCCTCTGCTTCTTTTGCCTTTGCTAACTCTTCAAGTCTTTTCTTCTCTGCTGCATCTGCTGCTGCATCTGCCGCTTTTGCCAATCTGTCTGCCTCTGCTTTTGCTGCCGCAGCTTTATCCGCATCTGCTTTATCTGTAACACTCTTGTCATATGCAGCCGCTTGATCTATAAGATTTGTGACAGTCCCAACATACTGTTGAAGTGCTGGATCTCGTAACATTTCATTTTCCCAATCACCAGCTGCTATTGCTCGCATCCAATCAGGAACATCTTCTCCAAGCTTTTCTAATCTCGCTATCTCAGCAAGAGAACCTGTTTTAAAACTGTTTAATTGACTAAGAACAAAATTGTACTCTTCTTGTTCTTCTGTTGGGTAGTTCGCTGCCCATATTTCTTTTTCAGCTTCAGTGCCATACAAGTCCAACCAACGTAGTCGTGCAGCTCTATCTGATGTACCGGGATTTCTAGATAAAACATTACCCTCGGCATCTGTATTTACCCAAACAGCTAAATTATCAGGAGATGTGTCCCAGTAACCTAATACGTTTCCCTCCGCATCATACTCTCTATCCAAGAAAGCCGAACTACTATACTTACCTTGCCCTGTAGTATTGTACTGCCACATATTACCTGCTATTCCAGTTCCTCCCGCGTCTTTATTAGCCGCTTCGGTAGTTCCCGGCATTGGCTTTGCATTTGAAGGAATCAAGCTAGCCCTAATGTCATCTATTATATCTTTTGCGTCCATAACAGGAACACCATCTACTGTAGGCTTTCCGGCAGTATCACCTCTATCACTAAAGTAAAGTGGTGGGAAGTTACCTTGACGGCCTTCAGAACCTATCTGTTCATATCGGTCCATAGCGTTCCACTGGTCATACCAACTACCTGCCGTTTGTAATAGACTATCTGCCCCTAGTGCAGCTGCCGCTCTTGTGCCTAGCCCAAAGTCACTTCCACTTCCTGTTGAATTGACAAAGTTAGGATACTTAATATCAAAACCCGCCACACTAATTGGGGGTTCCCCCATTCCCATAGGAATTTCTACTGGCTGCATAGCATACTTTGGGTCACTAGCGAGTCGAGCTTGCCCTAATAAATAACCTACCCAATGCTTTACAGAATCTTTTCTTTTTATAATATTCTGTTGATCTGGAGATAATCCAGCCATTTCATCGGCAGAAAGATTACGAAGTTCTGCTGGAATAGCACCATCAATAACGGTCATGTCTCCACCTGAATTCAGCACAGCATTTAGCCATGGGCGCACAGATGCGGGAACGCCCTCTAGCATACTTTTACCTACTTGTGCTTCATTTGCTTGGTCAATTTCCCATGAGCCACGTCCAGTGGGATTGTTTGGGTCTTTCGGAATCCAACGCAATGATGATGGAGATGGTCCAACCCACGGCAAGGTATCGATTAGTTCTGGTCGTTTAGTTATTGGGTCATAAGACCATGCAATTCCTGTCTTTATCAGTTCTGCAGGAAGCGCGGGCATCTGGTCTTCTCTTGGGTTATATGGGTTTGCCTGTTCGACTACACCATTTAGTCTACTATATATTCTAGCAAGTGCTGGAACATCTGTTTCATCTACACCGAGTATATCGGGGTTTAATAGACCGTCTTTCAGGTCCCACCAACCTCCAGCATGTATATCAATTGTTTTTACGTTACCATCAGCACTCTCAGTAACTTTACCAAGATAATCCCTAATAAGTGTGGAATTTTTCAGGATATTCCATGAATCTTCATCAAGTACTATTTCTGCAGTATCGGGTGTCATCGTTCCGTCACCCTCTTGCTTCATTATCTCTATTCTAATAGTGTACGGCTCAGGAGCTTGAATAAATGCGTCGCCCTCTAATTGAGTTCCCTCTGGTGCAGGACTGTCTACTTTTGCACTTGCTGAGATTAGTGCCGTCCAACGAGCTATAGTATCCGAACCGACTGGCCTATCTGTATCATTTCTGTGGTCTCTTATTGTTTCCTCTGCATCAAACATGTATGAGAATCTTTTCTCATACCATGAGTACCAAGCTAAAAACTGATTTAACTTCTCCGTATCAACATTTGGATCTTGCCATTTTTTCATAACATCCATTACTTGCTTTAATGTGATACCGTTACTAAGCATATAGGGCGTTTGAGTAGCTTTACCTTGTCCACCACTAGCAGGAGGTGTTGCTCCCGCATTATCAGCACTGCCCATTGCACTCATCCATGCATCATAATCTGCTTGGCTATTCCAATAATTGGGGTCATTCTCTGTTCCTTCAGGTCCAAAGTGAGTATCTATATGTGTCATTAGCTTGCCCCTTGCTTATCAATTTCACCAAGTTTCTTCTCTACTTCGGCGGCAATCTTGACCATCCAATCAGGTCCGAGTTTGTCTACTATCTGTACTTGCTCCGTTGGCTGCATTGTAATAAATGATTGTCGTACCATTGAGTTAATTAGTGTGTCTTCAGGATATCTATCCAAAATATGCCCGCGTACTTTTAGTACCGCGTCAAATATATGGTTATCTAGTTTTTCTGGATATGACTCTTTCGCCATTAAACGCCCATCCCCGGTGGTAAGTTTCCTAAAGGATTTTCTTCAGGTACTGGTAATGGTGTCGCATTATCTGCCATACCCTGATCGGCCCCTATTTGGGCTAATAATCCTTCCATTTGCATTTGGTCTGGTGGAGGTCCCATTGGAGCTGGAGCCTCTGGTGTACCTTGTTGGCTCATTTGACCCCGCATAGCAAGATCCTCTGGAGTCATCGGAGCTGCTGGTGGTTCTTCACCTTGTTCAGCAAGTGCTGAGAGTTCCTCTTGTACCATTTGCTGTACTGTCGAACGCTGTGCAATTGTCTGTAATTGTGTATCAATAAGTTGTTGCATAACCATTGGGTTATCCTCAGCCCGTGTCGAAAGAATCTCATCACGCCATGTTTCAGGATCTTGAGCATGTAGCAGTCGTTTCATAACAACCTTAGCTGGCATAAGCTCTGAGTTCTTAAGTGTAGCCGCAGCTGCAACATTTCGCAGTTCTTCGAGAGGGAACCGTGCTCGGAGATGTACTTTTGTATTACGCATCCCCTTTGTATCTTTGCCCTTTATATTAAAGGCAAACGATTCTACATTGTCTTCTGAATCCATACGACCCATAACTTCAATAGGAGTCTCCCATGAGTATCGTTGTGTTAGACCGACTATTTTAGCATTGACATCTTCAAGGGCCATTTGGACATTCTCTACAGGTTTGAATACTTTAATAAGCGAAGCCTGTTGCTGCGCAATAGTATCAATTCCACTTGAACCTGCTTGTGGTAGTGAAAATCCTTCCTCGTCTATCTGCACACGGAAGAATTGTGTAAGTTGGTCTAGATCAGGCAGTGTTCCCCTAAATTGTAGGTAGTACACATCCTCGCCTTCGAGAATCTCGATTGTACCTGATCCCGGTTCGATGTCTACCGGCTCGTCATTAACGCGCCTAATAACCATTGTGGGATCTGCATACAAGTCTGCGATACGCATGTGCCTATTGAGTAACCACTCCATTTCGGCTACGCTATCGACAAGAGCATAGTTTACAGATAAACCCATATTCCCACCTACTTTTGAGGTGGTCTTTGCACAATGGAATATTGTGAAGGGTAGACAATCATAGAATTTCATCACTGAAGGACGCATTACAAACTGACTATGTGCTGTAACAGCGTGGATAATCTGGTCACCTTCCCATGCCCAGTAATCAACTACTTCAACTTCCTTTTCTGGGTGCAGTGGTGTTGTCCAATCTAAATCTTCGTCTTCACGGTCAGCATCATTGTAGTTTAGTTGAACATCCCACTGCTCTTCAACTTCATATACTTTCATCCAAGTACGATGTACAATAGCTTTCCACTGCTCATGTGTTCCTCCTGCAATGGGGAACACCTCACTAGGGTCAATATTCTTTATTTCAATTGGAAAGTGATACATAGGTTTATCACCTTGGAAATCATCATCATCATCTTCGTAAGTATTACGCGACCATGTAGTTCTTAAAATACCCCAACCATACAATAGCTGATTAAAAATAGCATCATGTACAGGATTAGCACCCCATTTACGGGTGTTTAGTTGGTAAACACTATGAAGTAACCTTACTACTTTATCCGCACGAGATGAACCAGAAAGTACTTCTATTACAGGTTCTTCACCAGTCATCATAGTATGTGCTCGTTGTACAGACGAAAAAGGTATATTAAGTGTGACTAGGTGCTCATTCTCAATGTTTGTTGTATTATCAATCTGTTCAGAAATAGGTACATCAGCTGTCTTTGGTACAGAACGGTCATAATGGTCACGGTAGTACCAACGCTCTTGCCGCTGGAATTCTTGGTCGCGTTCAAAATAGAAACTCAGACCAAACTTCAGGTCTGACATCATGCGATCTAGAAATTTATCATCACGTTCCTCATTGGCCTCAATTTCGGCTTCACCTTCACCGACATCGACTCCCTTAGCGTACAGTATTTCTCTCATTATCTATGCCTCGTGCCAAAGTGCTTTTTCATAATTTGTTTTCGTCGTGGTCGTCCTCGGCTAGTAATTGCAACTATATCTTTAGCCATAAGTGCCACTCCCATACTGCTTACTCTATCATCGTGACCTGAACCTTCTGCACCTGTTCGTTGTCCAGTTCTTACATATGATTGAGCCTCGTACACAAATTCCATGTCTCTTGCTTTTAAGCTACGTTGAGCGATTTCAGTTTGTAACCGACTCTCCATAATTGCTTTTGTCTTGGAATTTGTAGGCCACCCCTCTTTATTATCTCCATCGCCTGTCTTACGGTCTTTCTTATAGATAAAGATATTCTCGTAATTAAAGACATTCTTCAATGCAGATAGCACTGCATAGCCGTGGTTATTTCTTTCCACAGCTAGCAATGCACGATTAAAACTTCTACCTAACGCCGCAAGAAGTCCTGCGAAAGTATCCGGGTCATAACGTCCTGCAATACTCGCATACTGTTCCCCAGTTGCGGCATCAATCACTTGTGCCACTGAAAAATCTCCGTTAGGTTCACCACCTGCAGGATCCGCCCCAACTATAAAACCTTGACCTACTCTTGGTAATGACCAGATTTTTAACTCCGGCCAATCACGCTGCAAATCGTGTAAGTATCCATTTCTACTGAAAACTTCACCTACAGTTAAGGGTTCTCTACAATGTGTCTCTGCTATATATTGTAACCCATCTAAGTCAAAAATGCAACCCCCTGTAGTAATAAAAGATTCTAAAGGGCTGGAAGGGTACTCTTGTTGGAAAAGCTTCTCATCTGTATAACTAGATTTCTTTTCTTCATACCAGTCATCGTCTCTTCCCGGTCTTAAGTGATATGGGAGGAACACGCCTTTAAACCCATTTTCATTTGCTTCTGCACCCTTCCACATTTTATAGTAGAAATTCCCTAACCCATTTGCAGTGCTAACCCCGATGAACTGACCGCCCGCATCAATCGTTGGTGATAGAGCAGCCCAGTTTTTTTCAGCATGTGGATGGAACGCCCACTCATCTGCAATAACGACAGATGCAGTTTCTGAACGTCCTGCGTCTTCAGTAGCGGGAAGTGCAAATACGACAGAGTGATGTGTCACGTTCCCCTTCTTATTACGCTGTTCGATTTCAAATTCTTTTTTGTTATCGTTGATTAGCGGTCGCCATTTGCGTATCCACTGGGGTAATCGTGAGTATTGGAACTTTACTTTTAACAGGAGTTTCTGAGCTTCATCTTCTCGTTTGGAAAGCATAAGCACGTTTGCGTTATTATAGAACAAAGCTTTATGTAGTGCGTAGGATGAGGCACACCAAGATACTCCTAGTTGCCTTCCCTTTAATACAATTATCCTATCGTGATTTTGGAAGTCACGTAGTAGTTCTTTCTGAAAGTCCCAAAGTTTAAACGGAAATGTTTCAAAAGTTTGCGGGTCGTTGATTTCACAGTAAGTTTCAAGAAAATAAGCTATATCTTCTTTACACTTCAGAATCTCCTCCAGCTGCTCCTTCTGATTCAGCTCTTCGTTCTTCAAGTCTTTCGAGGATGTCATCGAGGTCGTCTGTGCTACCACTCTTATGTGTAACCTCCACTTTGCTCTTTGTTATCCCGCCAAGATCAATTAGCCTGTCAATTGCGTACTGTACCACACGAACATTCTGATGGTCAAGCATTAATAGTAATTTGTGTATTGCTTTTGCAAGTCCAAACGCTGTAACTTCTGCAGCCATAATTACTGGTTGCGTAGTAACCTTCTCGTATACGATACGAAAGTTTTCATTATTTTGTTTCCAAGAATATGCTGTAGTAGGTGAAATATTACAAGCTTCTGCAGCTTGCTTATCTGATAGTCCGTATAATTTACCGACCAAGAAATTCTCTTGATTATCATTAAGTGTTTCAATCAGACCACCTGCACCAATAAGTGGGTTAGGTGTTACTGATTGCTCTACGTCCATTTCAGAATGGTCAAGGTCATAGTCCCCATCCATCATCTGAGTTAACGCTGTAAGCGGATTTGCTGGCATTTTTACTCCATTTGCATGTTTGTGCCATGTATGCTATACTTTTTATAATAACATAAGATTGGAGAAATGTCAATGCCTAATTACAATGATATGGTACACAAGCGTGTTCATATACACAAATCTACTTCTATGCTCTTAAGTACTATGTCAGAACTTATGGGAGAATCATATAGAGATACATTTGAAGCAGCTTTATTGTATGGACTTGCATACATGAATGAATACAACAATATGCATATGACTCAGTGGCTAGATGAAGTTAAGTTACCTAAAATAGAAGATGTTGACAAATTCATAAAAGTCAGTTAAACTAAAACTAATGTCAAAGTTAACACCACGAGAATTATACCGTGTTCTTATTAAAGCTGGTTGGGGCAAAGATGCTGAAAAAGCATTTAAAGTATCCTATTTAGAAAGCACACTAGAGGCTGATGCTATAAATGATGCGGATCCCCTCCCTGATGGAACTCCCGGTAAAGCATATGGTCTTTTTCAAATACACTCTCAACACATCAAAAATCTGGAAAAAGAGTTTGGTGATGACTGGAAAGAAGAAATATTAGACCCTGTAAAAAATGCAGAATTTGCTCTTAAGTACCCCTTTGCTGAAGTTGGTTGGGATGCTTGGTATAATGCTACTCTATTAATAGATAATGATGACACAACAGATGAAAACTACGCAGCTAGTGTAACTGCATGGGAAACTGCCCGTAAAGATGCTAGAGATGATGTAGATATTCAAAACGAAGCTAATTTTATGCTAGAAGGTTATGGTAATGGAGACGGTTCTTTTTCTTTTGCAAAAGGAACTCAAGAGCCTCCTGAAATGTTGCCTGACGATTCTATGGAATGGGAAGTAAGTCCTACTCCAATTGAAAGTCCTGTTGGACCTCCTTCAATGCCTACAGAAGAACCCGTTACAGCTTATACAAACCCCGATGTTCCCCTACCTCAATTTGTACGGGATCAAACAGCAGAACAAACAGACCCTAGACAATCGCCAGAATTTCAACCCAACTTTATGCAGAATATGGTACGATAGTGTTTATGAAGAAAAACGTCTGTCCAGTATGTGAAGGCCATCTCGTATTCGAGCCCGGACATATGAGCTACAATAACCAAGGTATGTTTTTAATTCATGCGGAGAATCGCATTGTTTGTCTTATGTGCGCTCGATACCGTTACTTAGATGAATACAAGGGCTGTCAAGCGGTGATGGGCCGAACCTCTGCTCTCCCACACTACGTGCTAGAATATGCCCCAGAAGGTGCTAAAGAACAAACCGCTGCTGCCGAGCGCAGAGCACAATATCTATTGACAAAATCCCCCTAATTTGTTATAATGAAAATGACAAGATACCGGCAATAATCGGAGGATATATTTATGTCTGAAACTTCAGAACAGCGCAAAGCACAAGATAGATACATTACAGACCTACGTGCTAAACACATGGCTGAACAACGTAATAAAATCGATGGTATGAGAAGTGGAGCAACTGATAAAATTGCTCAGATGGCAGCAGACTCTTTTGACCGTGTTATCAATGCCAAAGTAGCGAAAGGCAAGAAAAAAGGCAAGTAAGTGTAATGGACTTCAGCAATATAAAAGTATCTATTGGTATTGTCGTTGCAATAATCGCCCAAGCCTTTGGAATAATCTGGTATGTTGCACAGCTCGATTCAACAGTTGGAAACCTTAGCACGACTGTTGATACTATTCAAGAAGAAAAAACCACTGTTGATGTTGCAGTGTTACAAAACGACATCGAAGCACTCAAGGAAAAGATTGCCATGGCTGAAGAGTTTGACGCATCTGATCTTGAGGAAGCCGTTGAAGAACTTGAAGATAAGGTAGCTGACTTAGAGACTAAAGATGCTATTATCGAGAATGAAATGAGAACTATAATGTCTGACCACATGGGCTTTAATAAAGTGCTAGAAGACATGGGGAAATCTGGTTATTCAGATAATAGACAGTATGGCAATTATAATGACTAAGGGGGAACTATGAATGAAGTTTTTGAAAAGGTTGTTTACAATACCTAATATCCGGTTACCGGCGATTAAGTTTAAATCAAGAGATTGGCAAACACCAAAAGTAGACGTAGGTATGCCCAACGTCATGAATGTAGGAAAGGTGCCGGACATTAAAGTTCCAAGTTTAAAAGGTACTAGAATTGTAGGTGGTGTATGGAAAGTAGGTACATTTGGTGTCGTCATTGGTATCCTTGTCACAGGGTTCGCAATTGGCACCGCGATCAAGGGACTGAACGCAGCTCCGATATGGCCTGAACCTGCTAGTTATAACGCAGCAGCTGTTGAACCAGACCGAACCCTGCAAGTAGGTGATGAGTGGGTGTTTGCTGATAACACACCCGCTGACGAACGAGAGCTACAAACTCACACGCTACAGCTAAACGTATCGGGTGCACGAGCCGCAGACATTACTATCTCTGGTCTAGAGATTGGTAAGGCTTCTGGGCTAACAGATGCAATTCAGATAATAGGTACTGCTGATCATGTGCTTGCATGTGATACTGTTATCATTGACAATGTGGAAGCAACTACTTTTAACCTAGCTGCCACAAAGATATATCAACTGAATATTACAAACGTAGCCGCTGATGGTCTTTCCATTGGGCCTACACTATCCAGCACTCCAAAAGACATCACAGTAACTTCTACTCGTGGTGCTGTTAAAATTCCGGGAGTCACTAATGGTTCCTTCGATAAGATTGTCATTAATACCGCGACTGCAGACAGCTTTTGCCGTACACTTACACTTAGTAACATATCCGCCTTTGGTGGAGGGATTAACCTCGACAATATGGAGATTGGTACTTTAACAATTCAAAATAGTAAAATTGGTAATGGAACAGGCATTGATGCTCCAAGTTTCATAATTGATGCAACTACATTGATCCAATCAATGTCAGCAAGTAATAACTATGAGGCACCAATCACAGTCCAATAGGAGGATAAAATGGTTTCTTGCAATTGCGGCTGCTATGAGCCTGTTCGCACTGCTTCCGAGCGTCGTAGAATCGCCCTTAGCGGTCTTTCAACAAACGTACCCCAACCCGACTCCAGTATTAGTCAAGACGGTGGAGACGCATGGTTTGGAAACTACTCCTGTTGCTCAGAGGGCGGTGAAATCTGTACATGTGGAATTGACACCACAGCAATATGTCGTTGTTCTGGATAGGTGGGATTTTGCTATACACCTAGCAGAGACGAGTTGGAGACCGTACCTTGGCTGGTACGGCATGAGTAAGCATAAGGATGAAACAAGTGAGTTGTGGAGGTTCATTAGCTGTTTACATGATAGTGACCCTACAACTCCTTTAACTGTAAAGGCGGATACAGGAGATATCGTAGGCATTTTCCAAATAAATATAAATGAATATTTTTGGATGATAGATTGGTACAATCCATATGAGATTGAGGACAATATGCAATTAGGTTATTTGATTTGGCAACTCGACGGATGGGATGCATGGCCTAAAGAGTGTGCTCAAATGATAGAGGGAACTGACAGCAGCGTTCCAATCGAGTGGTTTAAAAATGACTGAAGAACAAGAAGTAAAAGAGGTTGTAGTTACACAGGAGCCGCCGCGTTCTGAGGGTACTACAATTACGGGTATTCAGCTCTTAACTGGTATTATCTTCGTTCCCGTTGTAATGGTCTGGCTTGCCCTCGGTGCAAGAATCATTTGGTCAGCTACTGAAAATCCAGAAACATTGAATTCTATTGAAGGGCTTCTCACAGCTTTGGCCGTGCTTTCGCTACCTGTGTCAGCAGGACTAAGTAAGCTCTTTGAAGCATTTGGTAACGAGGTAAGTAGCAAACAAAATGAAAAATGAGATAGCTTTAATTGGTGCTTTTATTCCTATTATCGCAATGGTAGCTTTAGCTATTTACCACATTAGCACAATACATGATACACTACAGACATATGAAGCAGCTCTTCAGTATAAAGATGCACAAATTGTAGAAATACATGATCATATAGTATATCTAGAAGAGGCTTTAGTAAACGTAGTGATAACCAGTGAAACAAATGAATACAGGTTAGATTTGATGGAGGAGATTTTCGACTAATGGAAAAGATAGAAGAGAACGGTGAAGTACTATTTGAGTATGATGCAACAGGACGTGTTGTAGATGCTGAGGTAGACGAAGACGGTTGGGAGCAAATGGTATTTCCAGAGTGGCAGATGCGCTTTGACCCCGCCCTTGGATACGGTGTCACACGCATTAAAGACCGGGAGAGTTACGACAGTTGGAAAGCTGCCCGACCTACTTGGGATGTATATGATAATGACGAACGTGTCCGACTAGGATTAGAACCCTTTAAAACTGTAGAAGAGCACGAAGCAGAAATGGCCGAACGATACGAAGCCGCTACTGCCGCTGGCGCTGCAGCTTGGGAAGCCTTCCTAGCAACCAAAGGTTTGAAAAACGACGGCAGTCCTGAAATGGCACAAGCTTGGATGGAATATGCCCGAATAATGCAAAACTAGGAGCGACGCGGGGTGGAGCAGTGGTAGCTCGTCAGGTTCATTGTCTGAAGGTCGTCAGGTTCGATTCCGGCCCCCGCTACCAAACTAATGAAATTACTTAAAGATTATTTTCCGATACCGCTTATCCTCTTTGGGGGCATCATGGCTGATGTGTCCAGACACCTCTTTGAGGGTGTTATGACCATTCACATAATCTCGTGGACTTCCGTTGTTGTGGGAGTTATTGGGCTTGCACGAATTGTATGGCAGGTGGTACGAAAATGAGGATAGCATTCTTTGGTTCTCCCGGCTGCGGTAAGTCAACATTGTCACGCCAGATGGCTGCACTGTATAGGGGAACTATGCTATCATTTGCAGCACCACTGAGAAAGTGCGTCAGTCAGACTTTCGACATTCCGATGGAAGACTTGACCACAGTGCCGGAAAAATACAAGTGGCGGCAATTGTTGCAGTTTTGTGGCAACAGGATGCGAGATGTAGATGCGAACTATTGGGTCGACATTATGGCCCGCACTATTGATAGCCACCCTCCAAGTACTCATATGTTTCTCGACGATGTTCGTTATCCTAATGAGTATGATCTATTGCGGAAGCGTGGTTTTGAGATGGTCCACGTCGGTTCCAATCCCAGTGTCACATCCAACGCGATCACAGCCGACGAAAGAAGAGATAGTAGCGAACAGCATTGGCGAGACTTCACAGAAGATTATTACGTTCCGTGGCGGCACGATAAAGCTATGAGATTACACAAATTGTGTGATATAAGAGAGAAGGTTTATGTATAATTATAGAGTTTATTTAGAGCGCGTCATTGACGGTGACACTTGCGACGTAACCATTGACTTGGGCTTCGACGTACAGATGAAACACCAGCGCATTCGATTTTTCGGCCTTAATACACCGGAGAGTCGCACAAGGGACCTCGAAGAAAAGGCTCGTGGGCTTGAAGCAAAAGAGTACACAAAGAAGATGCTGGAAGAAGCCGAAGAGATAATACTTATTTCACACGAACGCGGCAAGTACGGCAGAATCTTGGGGGAACTCATTTGTGATGGAGTCAACCTAAACGACAGCCTGATAGCCGACGGCCACGCCGTTCCCTACTTCGGAGGTAAGAGATGAGTACAGATGAAGATTTTTTCCTACAGGAAATGCCTGAAACTCCACAAACAGATTTTATCTGGGGAGACTTTATTGATGAAGAAATTATTGACGATGTGATACATCTAGTACATGAAGACACTCATTACTTTCAAGTACGAGAGGGAAGAACTGGTGAGGGTGTTGATAAAAACTTAAAAGATTCTACGGATATCTATTTACCAATTGCATTTAATCATGTTGCTATTCAGAATTACCTTGATGCATTACAAGAAGTTCTTGTAAAGTATATAGAAAAATTTCCGTGGGCTGGTGCATATGGTAAATTCACAATAAAAAACAATATCTCTTATCAATGGTACGCTCCGGGAGGTGGTTTTAAAGTTTGGCATACAGAACGAACTGGTTCTGCTCCCTTTGCCGTAAATAGACATCTTGTATATATGACATACTTAAATGACGTACCTGACGGTGGAACCGACTGGATTCACCAAAGTTTGTACGTTCCCGCCCAAAAGGGCTACACGGTCATTTGGCCCGCAGACTGGACATACACACATAGAAGCCATGTTTCAGAAACAAGTGAAAAGGCTATCCTTACTGGGTGGTATGAATTTACATAGTGGTGATAGAAAGGACTTAAAGTGTGGCTACACATTCCCCGCAAACATATCTCAGTATCGCATCTGGAGTCGGAGGACTTGATCTGGCGGTTACGTCTGGGAGTTCTGGAACGGCTCATCCCGTCTGTTACATTGAAAACGAAATTACTGCAGCCGCAGTATTGGCGGCGCGTATGGAAGACGGAACATTGGCTGAGGCACCTATATGGTCTGACCTTAAAACCTTCGATTATGGAAGCTGGAGCGGCCTCGTGGATGGCATCATTGCGGGCTTCCCGTGCCAACCCTATAGCATCTCAGGAAACAGAAGTGGGGAACACCACTCAGAATACGTTTGGCCCTCTCTCCGAGATGGAATTAGAGCTGCCAATCCAGCATGGGTATTTCTTGAAAACGTCAGTGGAATCCTTGGAGTCGGAGGATACGAAGTCTTTAGAGACCTTCAAGAACTGGGTTACGATGTTTCGGCAACACTCTTATCGGCGGAGGAGGTCGGCGCGTCGCATCGTAGGGTCCGACTCTTCATTTTGGCAAACTCCCACAGCAAGCGAGAAGCATCAGACGGCCAGATTTGGGGATCGACAGTCACTTACGAGCCAAGCAATACACTGCTCGAACAACTTGGACGAGGACCCGGAGAGTACGATGGAGATTTACTCACTCAATCCGAATTTCGTGGAGGGCATTATGGGACTGCCGACGGACTGGACCTCACTCCAAAAGACCGAACCCACCTCCTTGGAAACTCAGTAGTTCCCCTACAAGCAGCCGTAGCATGGAGATTATTATGGCACAATTATGCCAGTGCTAGAAAATAGTTGAAATTTCTGGATCTGTCGGCCTATAGTATTCTGTTCTTCTCAACTGCCAAGGGTACCCTACGTTCCTTCTCTACCTTTCCCACACGCGCGAAAAAAAATTTATGTCTATACTAACAAATATTATTAGCACACACTAACAATTATAGTTAGCACGTACATACAGATCCCGTCAGGCTGCCCATCAAATCCCGGGCAGCACACACTACAAAATCCAGCACGCTCACACTACTATTTCCAGCGTGCCCATGCTATCAATGCCAGCCTCCACAGACTACAGAACTTGAGCAGCTAAAATAAACCTGAGTAAATAGGTCAGGTATTATGATAGGTTTGCATAGATTCTACTCCAAAATTGGTAGGGGATAGGGGTTGTATTCTGAGAAAAGCTGTGCCCATAATGTATACAGGTTCAAACGGTAGACAGCCGAGAGAGGAGGTTAAAAAAAATGGATAAGCAAACAACTAAACTAGTTGAGGCTTTAGCGTCAAAAGCTTACATGTACAGCACTGTCAGAAAATCTGACCTTACTGTAACAGCTGTCAAGCATGCAGAGATTCCGCTAGCGGATTACACAGGGTTTATTACTGTAGAATCTACATCGGATTCAACGGTTAGGGTGAATTACATCCTAGACGGTGAAAACCTAGGCGGTCTTGATATCTCAAAAACTGTTAAAGGTTCGGGCGAATCGGTACAGTTCAACAAGAGTTATCTAACTCGGCAGGTAAGCGAATGGGTCGAGAGAGAAGGCGGGCTATTAGCTCCGGCGGATTATCTCAAGACTCTCTCGCCTGAAGAGGCTAAAGAGTTGGCCGACGCTCAAGCTATACTAGCTAAATACGGTCGCAAGTAGCGAGGCAACCACATCGAGGGTCGTGACCACCACGGGCTAGCTACCACAGCTAAACAACAGGGGAGGCCTTCAGGAACCGGAGGCCTTCCCACCACCAAGGGATTTAGACAAGCAGCAACCCTGGTTGTAGACAAGAGGAGCAAACAATGAATTTACTACAGCGATACAGACAATACAAGTATGATAGATGGAGAAAAAGGATCTTACCTAGCCTTAACAAGGTAGCAGGTCAAGACTTCGAGACATACGAGCAATGGCAACAATGGTACATCAAGCAAAAGTTCGTTGATAAGTTTTGGAGAATACACGTTGACCGCGGGCTACACGTTAACGCTGACGGTACACCTGTTAAGGGTGGACACTACGACAGATAGGAGGTAGACATGGATTACCCAATCGGTAAAAAGGAGAGAGATCTAGTTGATTGGATCTCGAGCGCACTAGAAAGAAAGGAGAGACTACTAGACCAGATAATGACTGAGAATAGAATTATCTGTCAGTACGAAGCGCAGCTATCCGATGCGCAAAAGAGACCAATGGCCCAAAGGATACACGGTAAAGAACAATAAGATAGGAGGGGCTTCGGCCCCTCTTCTCTTACCCCTAACATATCTTGTTAGCACACACTAATAATTTTTATTAGCCTACCCTAATTATTATTTTATGGTCACACTAACCCGGGAATTATACACACACTAATATATATTTTATGTTCATACATATTTTTTAATAACATCTCTCTTCTATAGTATATACTATAGTTAAAACTATAGTAAAGATAAACTATAATAATATATAATATATATATAATATAATATAATATTGTGGTGTGGTGCTAGTATGATGATGTAGTGTTGGTATAGTATAGTGATGCTGTATTAATCCCACCCACCACCCTAGTATAGTATAGATATATGGTAGTGTCAAGTACATATGTTACCGGGATGTTACAGAATGATTACGATTGTGTTACATACTGGTAGATTTAGGTAGGTTTGCTACGAAATTATGGTAAAACTAATCTAATCTGTCGGTATTACCTGAGCTTTAGTGTTCGTTTATATATCATTCATAAGTTAGGTGGTGCTAACTAGGTGTATTAGTGCGTACTAACATGGCACATATGGTACTACTATGCCAGTCTATTGACTAATAGGTTCGGCTATATTATTCTGTCCCTTACGGGACAGGTTGCGGCTCGCTGCATTTAGGTGCGGCTCGGCCCTTTAGGGATCGTTGCTGTAATGTTTAATCACTTAACTGTTTAATAGTCTAGGTTCTATGCGGTTTCTTACTAGCTAATAGGACATATTAGATCGGCTATATAAACGAAGGGGGGTTGACAAGTTTTGATATACTGGTCGTAAGTCGTTTAACGACGAACGGCCTAATAGGAATCGGAAGGAGTATTTAATTATGATTCTTACTAACTTACAGTGTGGTTGTGAATATAAAGAGGATGAGGTCTTTCATAGAAAGATATTAGAGAAGGATTGTGGTAGGCATATACCTAAGCCCGGCTTTAAAGCTCCTAAGAAAGAACCTGTTCTAGTAATGTGGCATCCCCCTTTAATAAGTATATATTGTAGTGGCTGTGATAATCCATTCTATAAGAGACATCCTCATAGGATTACAGGGATGGGTCATGTAATAGAACATGGTGACTCTAATACATTAGACGAAGCCTTTGAACTGTATCATGATAAGTGGGTTGACTGGTTTAGTAACCCCATGAATCATAAAGGGACGGTCAACTTTACAGGTATAGATTACAAGACTGAGTTCTTAACTATTAACAAACCTGTTAGGGGACAGAGCCGTATTAACTTTATGAAATATAATTCTGATAGTAATGAGGGGAACGCGCCTATACTTACAGAAGAACCTTATGTTATAAAGCAAGAGTTTACAGATGGACGGGTTAAGATTAAGCCTCTGTTCCCTGAGTTTACAGCGGCCAAGCTATTAAACTTTACATACTTCTATCTAGTAAAGCGTACCTATAACGGAGGTAAGTCTTCAGACCAAGAGATTTGGAATAAAGACTTTAAGGGTGAGGACATCCTAGAAGATTTAGCCAACGATGTAATCTTAGAATTCTATGAACGTACAGCTAGAGGGGTGCCGATAAGATCTATATACGGATTCATTGCTATTATTGCTAGTCAGGTACTAAATGACTGGCGTAAAACTAGAGCCGAGACTAGGTTAAGAACTATACCGGAGGCTATACTATCTCAATATGAGGACATAGATAATCCTATGGAACTCTATGATATATACGCTGCCACTAAAGATACTCAGCGGGAGCATGAGTTAGATAGTTTAACTAAGTTACTAAATGATATTGATAGAGATAATGCCGAGCTTGCACTAAAGCAAGCGGAGCTAGGTAAGATTATAGCGGCCAGCTCTAACATAATAGAGGCGGTTAATAATCCTGACTATCAAGAACTGCTTAATACTAC